CCACATAGATAGAGCTCTAACTCCTATATCCCCCCGCTTTTAAACATCTCTCTAATAGCCATTTAAAGCCTTTTAAAGCATATTCTAGAGTATATCTATAGATAGATTGACTATTAATTTATCTCTGAATACTATCAATATACTTAAATGAATATACTCATGTAATTGGGCGACCTATTTAAACTCTCCATAATCCTCCACTTTGCCCCACATATCCCCATATGTACCATATTTGACCCATATTGTCAATAGATTTGCATATAAAAGGCTTATATACATACTATAAATAGTTCAGGGATTCTAGAATATAGCTCGTAAACGAGCAGATTTGCCCACAATTCCTGGAGATTTTCCTAGATAATATATGAATATACTTAGATAAGTATCCTATTTTATTAAATTCTTCTAAATCTTTCAGGGATTTTAAACATATGGTCGTAAAGGAGAAATTCTGCCCCCAGAAAATATATACAAATGGGACATATACCACAATATGTACATATAGTACAAATTGGACATATGTCCCAGATGATTGATATTACTTAGATATATATGATATGGTTACTTCTCCACAAAGGGAGTTGTAGCGTTCTTGTTCTGCCGCCTTCTTTGATTTTTCTATCTTCTTCCACTTACGGAAGGAGGCTAGGGCGTAATTCTTGTCCCGTCCCTGAGCTGTCTTCCATTTCTTTGGCTTGCGCTGAGCTGCGCCTACTGGTTTCATTATAGAACCGCCTGGACCTGATTGAATGGGTCCCTGTACTCCTCGTGCAGCCATGAGTACTTGCCTGAATCTGGGGCGGGTTCTGGTAGAGCCTTGATTATATCCTTAGTAGACTTAGGGAGATTAAGATTATTCCACTTATATTTTTTAGATAGGATACTTAGATTAGTATTGAGTTCATTAGATAAGAACAAACCTTCTGATGTTACTCCTTGTTCAAAGTCTGCCTTATATCTTTTGCTATTAAACTTTAAGATATGAGCCAATACTTCGACTATCCTATCAATTGTATAATGAGGTTGATTAGATAAGAGATGTGCTAGTATGGCTGGATTAAACCAATGGTCCTCCGCCACATTAGCAAGGTCATCTGCTAACTTCTGTTCTCTAGATTTCATATCCGCCTTTCTAAATCATTATACCAAACAGGGTGGGGAAGGTCAATACCGCTTGGCCCTTGACCCTCCCCAAGATTAGTTACTTAGACTTTACTGGAGTTTCTTTGGTAAACTGTACGCCATTCTTAACAGCTTCTGAGATAGCTTGATTTGCAGCTCCAGAGAAACGTCCACGACGGCCCACAGTAATGCCCTTGCTTTTTAGGTATTCACGTTTTGTAGTCATTTTGATCCTTTCATGATCATTTTCATTTTATCATATTTTCGGGGTTTTGTAAATAGTTCCGTAAACGAGCTTTGTTGCCCCTATAACCCTGCCGCAAAAAGCGGCAGAATATTATTCTTCTGTATCATCTAACCAAGTATCCTCATCTAAGGCTACTAGGAAGTTATTATCTATCATCCAATCACGAATAGTTTCTTCAATAATTTCTCCACCAAGATCCATATTCAATCCTAGTTTATCAGTATCTTCCCAAAACTTATCCCATACTTGTTTAAGGGTAATGCCTTCAGGAACAATCATATCTTCAAATTCACCAGGCTTCTGATAATTTGTGTATATGTCGACAATTATGTCATATGCCCATAACCACATTAATGAAGGAAATACTGGAAGAGCAGTTATCTTTAATCTAATATCCTCTAGATCTTTAAATACATCATCTCTACGAGTTGCTTCTTGTAAATCAACCACGGGCTTTGCTCCTATCAGATATAGCGAATGATAAATTATACGTCATAGCATAGATTTCTGTCAAGGCGTCCATATAGCCTTGAATATACTGTTTTGTATCGCCTTCAGATATCCCCAATAGAACTTTTTCACATTCATACATTCTATTTTTTAAATGTCCATGCATGATGTCTGTGCCTGATTCTCCCATGTCAACAAGTTTTTGAAGACGGGGGTCAAGTTTACTTAAAGATTCATAATCTAAATGCTCATAATTCATCTGCTACCTCCAATAGATGTTTAACTGCATATATCTGTCCTGGTATATCTACTACATTAATAGATTCAGGATTGTCTTGTAAGTCTTGATTAAGACTAATTAAGTATATCTTCATATATTCAATTAGTTTATCCGTAGAATGTATTTTCATCTATATACCCTTCTGCTAGTAGGCCTTCGAAGAAATCCCATATGGTTAATAGACCTTGCTTAACGCTAGGGTCGGTGGCGGAATCAATAGCAACAGTTAAAGCATTACCAAAGTTCTGTATATCTTTATATGTATATCCTAACATTCTATGTAGTATTCCTCTCCTGGCTCAACCTTCCAATATTCATTAAACCTTTGTTTGACGGAATCATCAGAGCACATATTAGCCATTTCATAATCGGCAATAAACATACCCTCATCTAAATGTCCTGTTATCCAAGAATCAAATAAATCCTCAGATATCTCTTGAACAACTGCGTCTGTAATATGCTTAGGCATATCATCAAACATGCTAGGTTGATCATTTGAATAACCCATATATATCCTTTCGCTAGGACCTTAATTATATAACATGCCACTGACATTGTATATAGGATATAGGTGTGTTTCACACCACATGTCCAAGCTGTGAGATTTCCAGGAAATATATTTGACATCCGTAAAAGAGATATGCTACCCTCAGCTTTTGTGGGCAAAAAGAAACCCCCGTATTAGCTACGGGGGATGGGGAAGGAAGGGCTGCTAGGACCTCAACGAAAGGAAAAGCCTGCGTTACTTAGCAACTGGACTAGTTGCACCCTTCATAAAATAGGCACCCTGGGCCTGGTAATATTATATCACAATCCTAGGTGAGCAGTTTTTCAAACGCATACTTCTCACAGAATGCTGTCAGGTCCATAGTAAATATTGCTTCGTTTCTCATACCTAGAACTTTATTTTCTAAATTACGGTGGTCGTCTTGCTCATGCAATGAGAAGGTCTGCTGTTGCCAATTAATAACAGCAATCTTGTGCTCGTTATCTCCAATTGAATTTACTTGAAGACCCCAGCCTGTTTCCATATTCCACTGGTCGCCAATCAAATGACTGATAGCAATACGTGTGGCATATGATTCATCATTCCAACGTGGACGGGCAGCAATCACAGCATCTGCTAATCTTCCTAGCATATTGTGTCCAGCCCAATGTCCGTATAAACAAATTGTATCGCCTGCTCCATCTACGAATACAAAGTTTGCTCTGTCTCCCATATTTTATTCCGCCTTTTCTAGTTGAGGTAGTGCTTCTTCCTTTTTGTCTAATTCTATCATTTCATAGGCCCATTTGTCTAGGATCTCTGAATTCTTATTTCTGTGATGTCCACAGAATGCTAACTCGCCAGATGTGCTACGAGCCAACCATTTAGCCTGAGCTGAACATTGATCACATTTAATCCAGGGTAGGTCTGTCATATCTTATTGCTCTCAATCATGTCAGCCAGCCTATCAAGAAGCCAGTTATCGATATCGTTAATATCAATCTCCCGTAACTTCTCCATCATTTCCTCACGGGCAAACTTATACCCATCTTGGAATCCATCCTTATACTCAGACATTCAACATCCTATCATATCTGTATGCCAATTCATTATCAGCATAACTGGTCTCAATTAGAACTTTAAGTTGGTGCTTAGATATTAATCTGCTCACCTTCTCAATGTTACCTGTTCCAATCTCGAAAGTCAAGGCACTGTAGTCATAATTACTTGGGTCAAGTCCTCCAACCTCAGCGTCCCATACAGAAAACTGGAACGCCTTGGTTGAATTTGCTTTTAACTTATAATACATTAGTTCCAATCCACATCTGTATCTTCAATTAACCATGAGTTAATATCAACTGCGGATGTATTGCTATCTAATGATAGTTCATCACCTAGATAATAATGAGCGTCAAAGTCTTCAACCTCATCAAGTGGAACATCTATTGTTACTTCAAATGAAATAGTTCCAGTTACAGTAACTTGCTTAGATGGATTAATACCAAAGTATTCGCATAGTAAGCGAATTACATCATCTTTGTCATAGTTAGGATTTACCCATTCTATAATTTGCTCTTCAAGACCATCTACCTTATTACGCAGGCTATAGTATTCAGAGGTACGTTGTCTAGCATTTTCTAGTACCCATTCTAAATCTGTTACTTTTGTAATTGGGAATGTAACAGTGTCTCCATCAATAACCTTGTATTGTACAAGGGCATTAGGATTATAGGTATCAGGTGTTACGGTTGCTCCATATGTTTCCATGTTAGTTTCCTTTCGTTGTGGTAGTGGCTAATTGTACACCATGGGTCTGACATTGCTTCATTGCTTCCTCATCCTGCCAAGAACCTTGATTACATTCTGAGCAGAATTCACCGCAACCATTATCACAATACTCAATACAATCATAAGATTGGCAAGCATAGCAACGATTTTCATATTCTAAGTTTTCTTTAACCTCACCACGGACAATCTCATATTCTCCGCCCCAACCTTGCTCCTCTTCAAATTCAAGGGTAAGCAAGCAGTTAGGAACAAGATTACTTAGTTTAGTTAATATAGTTACGGCAGGCGACCATGCAGTATTATATTTATATACAAGCCAGTTGTCATCACCTTCTGATTCATATTCAAGTAGTTCAGTATCAGGATACTTATCACCGTCTGATACAGCAACATCCCATTTGGTTCCCCAATTAGAATTATTCCATGAATACCAATCTTTTTGGGTTTTGGCATGTTCAACTGATTTAGCAAACCAGTCAGGATCATTTGTATTTATTTTACTATGATCAGGTTGCTGAACATATTCCTCCATTGTAATACCATCCTCTAATGGAGAATGTATATTCCAAAATGCAAAGACAGGATTAGAATAAATGGATTCAGTTACTTCCATTTTATTAGTTTCCATATTCCAACTGTCATGCCATACAGTAAATGGCTCATTTAGTTTATCTTTAATAAAGTCTATCTCAGACTTAGGACCTTGAATTGTCAAGGTGTTGTATACCCAGTTAGGCATTTCATTCCTTTCGTTGAATGTCGCAATTGTAGCAGAGTCGAATGACATTATCAAGGATTCTTGGGGTTTTATTTATAGATGCCGTAAGAGAGCTAGGCTGCCTTCAGCCCTGGGGGCAGCTGGGCCCTATGTGGGGCCCTTTCGGGCCCCGTTAAGGATTAGGCTAGAGCCTTAACCATCTTGAGAATTTTATTTTTCTCAGCGGTAATTACAGGATCAAATCCTGAAGCAGCAGCCATTAGCGAATTAGTATTACCAGTTTTAGATGAACGGTAATAATCTAAACGCTCAGTTAATGCATTAAACGCACCCCAAGCGGTACCCTTAATCATTGAGTTAGTTGGTGAGTTATGATAAAGATCATCAATAACCACAACTTTGTTTTCCCATACAGTTAAAGCAGCCTTAGTTGCTTGTTCTGGCTTAGGATAAATTGTGCGAATCAAATCTGAAAATTGCTTATCAGTAATTGATTGCTGGAATAATTCGTTAGCCTGCTTTTGAAATTCATCTGCATATGCAAATGTTAATCCCAATGCTTGACGGGCTTGCACAATTCTGCCTTCGGCAGTTTGTGTGTGGCGAATTTTAAATGATTGCTTAGCGGTACGCATTGCAACATTTAGAGTGTTTTGACATACTACACGAACAGGCGTGATCGCTGCCTGAACAGCAACAGAGCCATCATGTGATGTCCATACAATTAAATACAACTTAGTTTTATCGTTAACCCCTTGTGGGTCTAATACGATCTCTTTAGGAATATCTAATGAGCCGAATACAATCTTGCCCTTCTTTAAAGAGCCAGCAGACTCCCATTTAGCAGAATTAGAATCTAGTACATTATCAGCAAATGCAAATAACTCTTCATTCTGAACGGTTTTGTATCGCTTGCCAACTACTGACAAAACATCAGTGCCTTGGTCAAATGGATTATCACGAATCACAAAGAAATTATCTGATGTATTTCTCCATGTAGTAGGGATATGATCTGCAACATCCGATAAGCGAACATTCCAGTTATTTAACTTTGCTTCTTCAAGCATTGTTTGAGTTGACACATTCTCATCTTGTGAGAATATGCGATTAGCAAGATTATGCCAAGCAGGAGCACCACGCAATGCGAATGCCACTTGACCATCTTGCTCTTCTAGATTATGAGCCATTTTATCCTTTCGTTTAAGTTGCCTTATTCTAGCATACTTGACTGACATTTGACAAGATTAGCGTCATTCTTTTCAGGAGTTTTCCACAGCTAGCCGTAAGGCTGTGGATAACCCCCCACCGTTGGGGGCGGCGGTTACTTAATTAGTCTCCTGGAATCCATTGGATAAAATGCTGCAGCGGTTTTCTTTTTCTTTATTTGATCATATACATATGCTTTAACGTTGCCTTTAAATTTTGGCAAGTAAGAGAATAATATTTTAGAAAGAGCTTCTCTCTCTACATTCTCATCTGAATAAATAGTTAAATCGTTTGACTTTATTTCGTCATACATTTCGATACGGTATCTACTCCGCATTTTGTTCCTTTGTTAGTAGGGATAACTATTTTAACATAGGGGGCTAGATTTTGTCTAGCCCCCAGTTAATTACAAGTATCTTGCGATAGCGTTGTAAGTTGAGGTAGAAACTACTTCCTCATCTGTCATCTTGAGGATACGAATAGCATTTTCCAATTCCTCTTTCATCTCACGATAAGTATGAGTATGGATTACCTCATAATCACGCTCAGGCTCTTTTGGAAAATCTGTTCCATCTGTTGATAGGTCAAAATCAACATTAAGAGAGTTAGACCATTGACGATAATTAGTGCGTAGGTTTTCTGCTTTGGAAAAGCGGTCAATAGCCCACTTACCAAGTTCCTTCTGCCACTTTTCATGTGCCTTCTTGTATTTGGCTTCTTTTTCGTCTTGCTTAATATAGTCAGCCTCTACTTGTGCTAACTTTGTTTCTAAGGCTTTAATAACCTTAGCAGTAGCGATTTTTACGCTGATGGGTTTGCTTCTTGCCATTTGTTTCCTTTCGTTAGGTTTATTGGTTGAGCAGTTTTAGTTGTCATGCTCAGGACATTTAGCGTGGTGGCTAATTCTTTGTAGATACGCTTGTCCAGCGTTCTTTACCATCTACATCTAGCAAAACTCTAGCAGTTCCGCTAGGGTGATTATCTATTGCTTTGATAATCCCTGTAATACCGCTTTGGGTAGTTGTGTAGGCTTTGCCTACTTCTAGTGTTGTTGTCATTTGTTTCCTTTCGTTTAGGGTTGTATTATAGCACCTGCTACTGACAATTAGTAGTCGGTTTCAGGTAGCCACGCTTCTAGGTGATGCGCTTCTATAAGGGCGGATGCGGGTGCTTGATCTCTGCCCTTCCATAGTACGCCTTCAGGTAGCACGATCATCTTATCGTAGTCCTCCTCATAGTAGGCATCAATAGCCTCTATACAAGGTTGCACCATTGAGGCGGGAACGGGTGGGTAATGATTACTTTGTAGGTGTATTAGGATTGCTTGATCTAAGTCAAAACTCTCAGCCAAGTCTAGTGCTGTGTTATATCCCATTTATTCTAACTCCTCTAGTATAGTTTCTGTTAAGTTATCCATTTCGTTAATTGTATCAATAAGGTCTGACATCTGCGCCTCTGTCAATAAGACTTTGGTAGTTAGGTCTGCCACCTTACTTGCTAATGCTACCGAATACATATAGATATATTTAGGGAATTGGCTATCTGTAAGTTCATTTCTACGGGTGTGTAGTTCCCCCGCTAAGCCCATAATTTCCTCATCAAATATAGCTTTTTTAGTAGCGTCTGCTACTGCCACCGCTGTTGATAACATTATTCCACCACTTTTAATAGAGCGAAAGAATTGTTAGCATTTACCTCATCTAAAATTGGTTTTAATTTAGGTGCGATTATTGTTTTTAGCATGCCTTCTAGCATAGCAATTTGGCTTTCTTTAGACAAGGCAAGTAGTCGCTTTGCTGTTGGATCGTTCTCGTCCAGTTCTGTAATAAACTTTAGAGAGTGTTCGATTTGTTTCATTTTTTCCTTTCGTTTGATTAGTGGAATTATATCAGGGCTAACTGACATTATTTGCAACACGCCCATATTTTCTAGGGTGATTTATATCACACCCGTAAGGACACGCCCGACCCCGCACACATGTGGGCGCAGCTTCGGCGCTATTTAAATATAAAATAAAAAAATAATATAAAGGGGGCCGCAATTATCCCAGACAATAGGGCCCCAGTTATTTCACCTAACGTAGTTGCCATTTATTTTTTAGTAGCAGAAAATCTAATATCTGCTTTTCCATAAACACACAATCCGCAAGATACGCAAGCAGAACCATTAGTAGAAATTAATGGAATGCTTTTATTATTTTCGGGACATTTAGCGCCAGGCTTACCAATTAATTCTTTCATAGTATTTTCGGTAACGGCAAAAGTCTTTCCTAAATATGCTAATCTAATTTTAGTACCAGTCTTACGCAGATCATGCGCTATATCCTTATTCTCATCATCCGTAGAATAATAAAGAGATAGATTAGCAATGTTGTCTAGAATAAGCGCAGCAGACTTAACTCGTGTGTATACCCAAAATTGGATATCTGAATTTTGCAAGATTACATACTGCCATGCACGTGCATAGGTATCATTAAAAAAATCTCCGTCCCAGTGGATACGGAATAATAATTTAGCATTTTTCTTTTCACAATCTTTTCTAAAATCATTAATCATATTTTCTAATAGGTCTACCATAGTGGGCTCATCAGCGTCTTTTAATAAATTCCAATTGTGCATGAGCACGTCTCTTACACCTTTATAAACTTTTTCTAATTTGCCAGCATAACACACGCTTTCGCATATACTAGTAGCGCCAGGACATGAGAATGCCTTGCCTGCAGGCAGGCCGAATGTATTAGCAATAGCAGGCGTCTTGCCATTTTTAGACACAAGATTAGTAACCTTGCGATCATTAGATCTTTTTAACATGGGGATAATTATAGCAGGCGAGGGTGACATTATAAGTCACCCATCTCAGCATCCGCCATGCGTGTCATAGCCCAATCTTGAGCTAAATCACGATCATATACGGCCATGCCTTCCGTAGTATAGCCACGGGCACAAATTGTGCAAATAGAGTGATTAGTACAGTAGCATGAATTGATATCGTTCATTAGTTGACCTTTCGTTAAGTAATGGAATACTAACAGATCACACTGACATTTACAAATCGACACGCCGCAGATTTCGGGGGATTTTTTTAATGTGGCGTAAATCACAAAATGCCCCCACAGCATATGTGGGCGCCGAACATTTGTTCTAATAATTAATTAGAAGCTTTTTTATGTTTTATTTTTCTAGTATATTTTTTTTTATTGCGAATAGGTTGCGCCGCATTTGATCGGCGCAATTCCTGAATACGTTTTACTTTATTTAGAAGAGAAGTTTGGAACATAATAACCGCTTGCATCATAGAATTTTTTAGCATCAAACCTCGGATTATCTTTAGCAAACATCATTGCAAAATCTACAACTGTTTTAGAAAATAAAGATGGATGAATTTTATCGCTAAGATTTTTCATAATCTCAGCGGTAGCAATATAATCTTTGCGACTTTTCATTTAGCAGACACCAATCCAATCTGATTAAAGTTTTTAGTATACATTTTGCCATTAGGCATTTCTAAATTGTAGGTTGCGTATTCATTAGCAAACCCGTGATCTTTACATCTAGCAAAAGCCTCAAACGCCAATAAAGCGTCAGAGAATTGGTGTGTGAATTCCAATTTTCCGTCATAGTAAGTAAATAATTTATACATTAAGCACCTACGCAATCGCAAGTTTTTACATCAAATTCAGGTTTTAATCCCCAATAGATATATCCACGCCCACCACAATCAGCACAATCTAAAATTACGCTGTCCCGCATTTTTTGTTTATTCATTTTTTACCTTTCGTTTTGTTAATGGAATTGTAGCATAGGGGTCTGACAATTAGTCAAACGCCCCTTCATTAAATAATCCTAACTCTAATTCTAATAAAGTTTCTGCGGGAATATCTGAGAGATCTAGCCAGCCAGCACCCTCAGAGTCCATATGAAAAACCTCAATATATCCCACTAATCACCAACTTTCACGCCAATAGTTCGCACCTTGCGGTCTGAACCAATTTCCACTAAATAACTTTCGATATTCATTCCGTAGAATGTAGCACGAGGATCTTTTTCGGCAGAAACAATTTCGCCTTCCAAAGTATTTGAGCGATAGTGCTTACCCACTAGCAGGTTTTCTATTGTGTATATATTTGCAGACATTGCAACCTTCTTTCTTTTTGGTTATGCCGTTATTATACTAGACCCCACCGACAATTTGCATATTACTTGTGAGTAATTCCAGATATTGAGACGCTCAATCTATGTGTGCTTAATCACATTAGTTATCCACGACACGCCCGAAGTTTTCCACAGCTTTCCAGGGTTTATCCACATCTGTGCGTAAACCTGTGGATAACCGCCCTCACCAGCTTGTGGGCGCCGCCGCCTTTGTCAAGGCGACACGCCGTCTATTCTTTGTGAGGTTGCTCACATACGCATTTGGTATATGCGCCTGCGTTTAACCTGCCACATTTAGGGCAGGTATAAAATCCGCTAGGGTTAGCCATTGTTTATTTTCTCCATTGTCTTATTGACCATGCTAAAGAAATACCGCCAAATAATAACCATGTAGGTATCTCTATCGCAATACCACTAGGATATAAGTTGCTAATATATAGCGCAAAATATTCTAAGTCTATAGTTAATTCCATTTACTCTGCCCCTTCCCAATCTAGTGTTAATTCATTTTCGATTAACTCATCAAGGCTAACGATATCCTCGTCAAACTCTGCTTCGGCATTTACTTTGTCTAACGCTTCTAATTCGTCTAAGTGGCGATAAGCGTCTGCCACATCTAGTTGAATAGTGTCCCATTTAGTCATCATTAGTTGTTGTCCTCGCTTTCATCAATTCCGAACATGTCGCCTAATAATTGGTTAGCCAATTTTAGAGCGTCTATTGCGCTTTGTGTGTTATCCATTTTCTTACCTTCTTTCGTTTTTGTTATGGTGAAACCTTATCACACCTAACCGACAATCGGCAAGGCGACACACCCTTTAGAGGGTGTGAGATACCTCACATGCGGTATCGCATCTAGGCACATCTGCCATGATTAAGTTTAGCAGACCTACACGCTCAGACTTAGTAAGTCTAAGGCGGGCAACAGTATCAGGCTTGATACCTCCATGATTATATTCGAACAATAGTTCGTTATAGATTAAGTCTAGGTTAGACATGTTAGACATTTATTTATCCCTTCTAAGATAATTTTGTTAAGAGCGATTATTTGCTAGGCTCACCTTATCGGATTATTTGCTAGGCTCACGCTCTAATTCTTTATTTTGTTATACCTTAATCATATAAGGGGGGACTGACATTTTGCCACTCACAAATCGGACATGTCGGACATTTTGAAAATTAATTGTGTGAGTTAAGACACATTAGCCCCATATATGGTCGCTCTATTAGGACAAATCGGACATTTTTAAATGCTGCATCATACAAAATAAAATCCTATTAACATTTTCATAGATCTAAAATACTAGTCGACTAAAATATTAAATGATATACTAGATTAAATTGGGGATTAGCTCAGCAGGCAGAGCGGGAAGCTGTTAACTTCTAGGTCGTAAGTTCGAATCTTACATCTCCAGCAATCATCTCTTGACCTAACAATTTTTCATATGCTACAATTCTAGTCTTGGACAGTTTTCGGAGATGATATCAAGGGTTTAAACTCCAAGTTCGACAATGACGGAAGTGTTGTCTTTGGCTTATATATCCAATATAAGTTCAACCGATGAACGGCAGCCTTATAAGCTGGACTGTTTCGGGGTCTCTTAAATTAAATTTTAAGGGTATAGGGTTTGTATTCTCTAAATCTGGAAGTATCCACTAATATAATAAATAATATATATACTCAAAAATAAAAATTCTATTAACATTTTGTTAAATCTAATATTCTAGTCAACTAAGATATTTATCATCATAATAACTTTAATTATATACTTGGTCTATGAAGTCAGAGAAGTCTGAAGTCCGAAGGACCAAGGCATATCTGTCTCGATATATTCAAGATTTAAAAAGCAGGACTCCATGTATGGATTGTAAGGAATCATATCCATACTACGTTATGGATTTCGATCATGTGCGGGGGCGGAAACATAAAAACGTAATGGAACTAATTCCTACCTTGTCCAAAAAGAAAATCGATGAAGAGATAGCTAAATGTGAAATCGTTTGCTCAAATTGTCATCGAGTTCGGACACATAGTAGAAAGAGTCGGAAGAATGAAAAGTAGGTTATTTCTCTCTTGCCTAATCATATGCATAGCTTATGTATTCTTTGCATATATTCTAGTTGACTAAGATTTATTTACTATAAATGAATATGGGTTTAACTCAGGTAGGCGTAGCTTTTTAGCTAACTTGTTATATCTATAAACTAGATCTTCAATATTTGTATTAGCTTTATTTAAATCATATTCGTGGGCGGATCTAGAATGTGTTAACTCCGTAGATCCTTTAATCATAATATCAGATGTATACTTAATACAATATTGGGCGGAGGCTAGGGAACTTTTCCTTGCATATTGCAATTCATCATTAATCATAACCAATCCTAATCCCATTATTATGATTATTGCAACTAATACTATATTAATCTTATTATGCTTATCTTTCATATTATATACAGTATATTATTTATATTGGATAAAGTCAATCCTATTTTCACCCCACCCGTCTTTTTTAAAATACCCCAAATTGGCCTTCTAAGGCCTATATGAGAGATTTGTAGGGTTATATGGTGGGTAGATGTGAAATATGGTTAAAGGGGGTCTCTATCTCGCCGAGCACTTTTTTCGCACTTTATTTTTCGAAGCACTATAATAACTATTAAGTTCGGCTAATTTCTTTCTATAACCATAACAGCAATTGTTACCGCAGTATTAGGATCTTCAGATATACCGTATAGTCTATCTTTAAAATTCATATTTTCTAATATAATTGGGGGGCCATCATGTTCAACCCGAATGCCATAATTTGTAGTAGATACATTTATATCTCCAACTAAGACATGTTTATTAGAGCTGGTATTTGTTAATATTATAGTGTAGTGAGAGTCTACCTCATCAGAAAATGTTAATTCTATTGGTGTGTTTTGCAAGCTTAAATTTTTAGTTCTAAACATAGTCCTATTATACCCTTAATAAACACAAAACCCAATCAGAGGCGGATCCGATTGGGCAGTGTTTACATCTTGCGACGTAATGTACGGGGAACATGTGGGATGCTACGACCCGTACTTAATTATTATAAAATAATTATTTTTCTAAGTCAAGGACATCCTGCGAAAATTCTGTATCATTTTCTTCAGGTTGTGGGGTAAAGGATGGGGCAGGTCCTAGGAGGAATCCATCATTATGATATTCAACCATCTTAAAGACCTCATCAGCGCCTACCGATTTCTTTGCTATTAGGGTAAGCATGTCATATATTCTATGAAGCATAATGTAGGTAACCATTGGTAGGTTATCTTCTAAACTTTGAGATTTCTGTTCTTCAGCCATTTTCTGCTACCTTTATTTTCTCTAGTATTTCATCATAGAACTTATTTCCTATGAAATTCTTATAATTACAAGACAAACAATACAAATACTCTTTATCGTCTAAAGTAAGGTTAGGCATCAGAAGGCCCTGATCCATCGGACATTCAAGTCGTGGAACAAGGCCTTCTTCTGACAAAGCTATATATTTAGATACGGTCTGTATCTTTCTCAATATTGCTCCTTATGATTTAGGAAACTCTGGGATGAGCTCCTTGGCTTTACCTATTGAGTTAGGCCATGATGACCAATCTTTTCCGCCCTTGGTCATATAATACGTTATCTCTGCGTTCGTTACTGGATCAAATAATTCCTTATTTGAAACTAAATTGAATTTTTCTTTTCTTGTTATGCCAAGTTCCCCTAGCATATTAATTTGAAAAATTCCGTAAGATTTATCACCAGTTGATTTATTGTCATTTAAAGCCATCGGTCTCCCATTGGATTCTACACGAGCAATTGACCAAGCTGTTTTTAAAGCAGTTCCTTCAAATCCTACAGCCCAAAGTAAATCTTTTAAATCCTCTGGTGTAAGCATTTCTGAACTACTATAAGTATCATTGCTGAACTTATTTATTATTTCTCTTTTTAGTTGTTTTTCGGTTTTCTGTATCTTTTCAGGTACAGTTGTTAAAGCTTGAGTAATAGTTGGCCCAGGCTGGACGGAAAATAAGAATAATGTTATCATTCCTATATAAGCCCAGTTATGAGCAACATCGCTCAAACGCAGTTTGATTCTCTCCATTGGCATTTCCTCCTTTAGAGATAACGAACTATAATAGTAGCATTAATTAGCAAAGCGTGTCAACCTGGTTGACCAGAAAGATTTAATGAATATTTCATTTTCTACACCAGTTGTAAACATACGAGGCGAAACTGGATATGGATATGCGGGTAGAAGCATAGTTAATTCATTAAACTCTCTAGGACATTTTGTTCCATTTCAAGATCCTAAATCTCCAGTACAATTAAATTTTTCACAACCAGACTTATTTAAGTTGCATAGAGGACAATACCAAATTGGTTATACTCCATGGGAATCAACAATTGTTCCTAAGCGATGGCACGACATGATAAATCATTGTGATGAATTCTGGACAACATCTGATTGGTGTGCAAATGTATTTGAAGATAATGGATTTAAGAATGTTAAAGTTTTTCCTCATGGAATTGACCCTATGTGGACTAGTAGAAAAAGACAAAGAAAAGAAACTTTAAAGTTTTTGCATATTGGAGAACCAGCGCCTAGAAAAGGCGGACAAATGGTGGTAGATGCATTTTCATATTTATTTGGAAATAAGCCAGAATACTCTTTAACCATTAAATGTTTTAATCAAAATAGCACTAGAATATATAATAACTATATAGATAAAAATATAATTGGTCTACCAAATGAGCTATATAACAATATATATATAAACACTAAAGTTTTAAAAGATGAAGAATTAGTAAAGTTATATCATGACCATGATGTTTTAGTCTATCCGACCTATGGAGAAGGCTTTGGATTTATTCCTCTACAAGCCTTGGCGACTGGAATGCCAACAATAACAACATATGATTGGGCACAATATCAAAATTATATTGGTCCACTAAAATTAAAGTCGGAAATTGTAGACTCACCTTGGGATTATATGCATGAAGGTAAAGTATTTGAGCCAAACTATAAACATCTACTTGAACTTATGAGAGATATAGATTTAAATTTTAAGGCTTATTCTGCATATTACTATACTCAGTCAACTAAGATACATCAAGAATATAATTGGTTACAGTTGACCAATAATGCATTTGATCATATTTTTAAAAAGTTTTAATAACCCCTTCCCTCTATAAAAAAAGTTTGATACACTTAGATCTCACCCAAATTTAAATTAAACCGCAAGGCGGAGAAAAAGGTCTATATGTCATCAGTTATTGAAAACCCATACGAAAACTTTATTGCATTGTCAAGATATGCAAGATGGATTCCAGAAGAGAATAGAAGAGAAACTTGGCAAGAGACTGTAGACAGATATTTTGTTTTTATGTTAGATCATTTATTTCGTGAGCATTCATACGAGCCATCTGAAAAATTAATCAAGGAATTAAAAGACGCAGTTCTTAAAAGAAATGTTATGCCCTCAATGAGATCGGTAATGACAGCAGGCGCAGCATTAGAGAGAGACCATGTTGCAGGATATAATTGCTCATTTGTTCCAGTAGATAATCCACGCTCATTTGATGAAACCATGTATATTCTTATGTGTGGAACTGGAGTAGGATTTTCTGTAGAATATAAATATATTAATAAACTTCCAGCAATCCCAGAATCATTTGAAAAATCTACAACAACAATTGTAGTTGAGGATTCTAAGCAAGGTTGGGCAAAAGCATATCGTGAATTGCTTGCGCTACTTTGGACAGGACAAATTCCTTCAATTGATGTAAGCAAACTTCGTCCAGCAGGAGCAAGATTAAAAACTATGGGGGGACGCTCATCTGGACCACAACCATTAATTAATCTTTTTGATTTTACAATTGCTAAATTTAAAAATGCAGCAGGTCGTCAGTTTAAACCAATTGAAGCACATGACATTATGTGTAAGATTGGTGAGATTGTTGTAGTAGGTGGAGTTCGTAGATCGGCAATGATTTCTCTATCTAATATTAATGACATTGAAATGGCTGCCGCTAAATCAGGTAATTGGTGGGAAAATAATTCACAAAGAGCATTGTCAAATAACTCTGTTGCGTATTCTCGCAAACCAGAAATGGCTCAATTTATAGCAGAATGGAAAAACCTATATGACTCAAAGTCAGGAGAACGTGGAATCTATAATGTTGCAGCAGCACAATCACAAGCTGCTAAATATGGACGAAGGGATCCTGAAATACACTATGGAACCAACCCTTGTTCGGAAATTATTTTACGTCCTTATCAGTTTTGTAATCTTTCAGAAGTCGTATTACGTGAAAAAGATACAGTTGAGGATGTACAAAATAAAGTACGCCTTGCTACAATTCTTGGCACCTGGCAATCAACATTAACTGACTTTAAGTATCTTCGTAAAATTTGGAAAGATAATACTGAAGAAGAACGTCTACTTGGAGTATCTTTAACAGGTCAATTTGGCCACAAATTCTTTTCTGGAAAAGAAGGTTTAGATAAGCTAGAAAAGACTTTAATTGATTTGCGTGAACATGCAAGATCTGTAAACAAAGAAGAGGCAGGTAAAATAGGCATATCAGAGTCTGCCGCAATTACTTGTGTTAAGCCTTCGGGAACAGTATCTCAATTGGTTGGCGTATCTTCAGGAATGCATCCATGGCATTCATCATATTATATTCGTACAGTTCGTGGTTCAAAGGGAGACCCAATTTCTACATTTTTGAAAGAAGTTGGAATTCCCGTAGAAGATGATGTAATGAAACCAAACGATACATATGTATTTTCATTTCCAGTAAAAGCACCAGAGGGTGCAATTGTTAGAAATGATTTAACAGCACTAGATCATTTAAATATTTGGCTGGTATATCAACGTGCTTGGTGTGAGCATAAGCCGTCTATCACAGTTTCTGTAAAAGAAGATGAGTGGATGGAAGTTGGTGCTTGGGTGTACAAGCATTTTGATGAAGTATCAGGAATCTCGTTCTTGCCACATTCAGATCACTCATATAAGCAAGCTCCATATCAAGAAGTTTCTGAAATTGAGTATTTGCAATTAGTTGCAAAAATGCCATCCAGTATTAGATGGGAAGATTTATCATTTTATGAAACAGAAGACGGAACATCTGGAACTCAAACACTTGCCTGTACATCAGATGGCAATTGCGAGATTGTGGATATTTCAGCTTAGTAGTATAATATAGGTATTGGGGTAACACCCAAAATTCCTGGGCACCGTGCCCAGAATTAGGAGGTCTTATGTCAAAACAAGATCTTAACAATGATGGAAAGGTAACAATGCAAGAGAAAATTCTAGCAGCGTTGGCAAGCTATGGTCGTCACTTTTTAGGTGCAGCCATTGCTCTTTACATGACTGGAAACACTGACCCAGGAGATTTAGTCAAGGGTGGTATCGCCGCATGTCTACCAGTTATCCTAAAGGCTCTCAATCCAAATGAGACGGCTTTCGGATTTACTAAAAAGTAATATAAGTTAAACAGATTAGGATCACTCCTGTGCTAAAATAAGCATAGGAGTTTTCCTATTCAAGGAGTACTAGCAAATGGCAGGACAAAAAAATTTCGAAGTGGATCAAAATGCCACTTTTACCTTTATTGTTGAATATAAAGACAATAATGGTTTGCCCATCAACTTAACTGGAGCAACAGCTAAGATGCAAGTTCGTGACACCAAAGGTGGAACAAAATTAGCATTTTCTTTGACGTCTCCAAGTGGCGGAATTGTAATTGACCCTGTTAACGGCAAACTTACAATAAAGATAACCCCTACACAAACAAATAAGCTTTTCTATCCAAAATCATCTTACGATATTATGATAACAGATAGTAATGCTAATAAGATTAAATTACTAGAAGGGTTTATGACCTTAAGCAGGTCGGTAACAATCTAATGACAGAAACAGTAATAGTAACTGAAACCGTAAACGATGTAATAATATCCTCACCAGGACCACAAGGACCTAGAGGAAAAAGTATATTAAATGGTACAGGTGCCCCAGCAGCAAATTTAGGCATGGAGGGCGATTTTTATTATGATAAAGACACTACAAGATTTTATGGCCCAAAGCCAACAGAAACCTCTTGGAGCGGTGCCATCAGTTATTTGCTAAACATGACATTTGAATATACTTGGGAATTAACACAGGTTACTGGGCCATCTCAAGGGGTATATTCGGTACAAATTAATCATAATTTAGGAATGAAGCCAAATGTTACTGTTAAATCAAGCGCTGGCGACATATTAGAAACTGGAATAGACTATAATAGTAATAATACAATTACACTGACAATGGCTCAACCATTCTCAGGGACAGCGTACCTGTCTTAAGGGAGTTAGAAAATGGCAAGAAAATTTTTAGTTAGCGTTGATCTCAATAAAAATGAGCTTTTAAATGCTAGAATTCAAAACTTAGGATCAGCACCTTCCAGTCCCGTAACTGGACAGGTTTATTATGACACATCAAATAACACGATGTACTACTACAACGGATTATCTTCGCCAGATGGTCCATGGATGCCGATGTCTGGATCAACAGAGGTTATTCAAGATGTAATCGGCTCATCAGTATTAGCTGGGACAGCTTTAACATCAACATATAATGATGTTGCTGGAACAACAACACTTAAGCTTAACGACACAGCAGTAACACCAGGATCATATGGATCTCAAACAGCAATTCCTACATTTACAGTAGACCAACAAGGTAGATTAACAGCAGCAAGTACCGTAACAGTAGCAACTACTCTTTCAATTGCAGGAGAAACTGGAACAGATACAGTAAATCTACTTACAGATACATTAACTGTAACTGGAGATTCAGCTATTGATACAGCTGTAACAAATAATACAATTACAGTAACAGCAAAAGATGCAACTTCATCTCAAAAAGGTGTCGCCTCATTTGATTCTACAGATTTTACAGTAACATCTGCAGCAGTAACATTAAATGCTGAAAGAATTCAAGATATTGTTGGAGCAATGGTTACTCCCCCAAATACAGAGTCTGGAATTGCTGTTACATATGACGATACAAATGGAAAACTTGATTTTGATACAAATGATTTTAGCATTACTCTTACAGGAGATGTAACAGGTTCTGGAACAGTAACAAATCTTGGAAACGTAAGCTTTGCAGCCACAATTCAACCAAACTCAGTAGCACTTGGAACAGATACAACTGGAGCATATATTGCAACAGTAGCTGGAACAACAAACGAAATTGAAGTTTCAGGTTCAGGTGGAGAGACAGCAGCAATTACAATTGGTTTGCCAGATGATGTAACAATTACTAATAACTTAACAGTTGGCGGTAATTTAAACGTAACTGGAACAATTAACTCAGTAAATACCACTCAGGTAAATATTGTTGATAACAAGATCAATCTTAACACTGATTTTACTGGATCCCCAACAGTAGATGCTGGTATTCGTGTAGAGCGTGGAACATCATCAGATGTTGAAATTCTATGGAGAGAATCTGCAGGATCAAGTCAGTCTGCAACAACCTGGGGATTAACAAATGATGGCACTAACTACCATTCAATTGCACGTAAATGGTCATCAGATATCACAACAACTGTTGTTTCTCCTTACACATTTACAGCAACACATAATTTAGGAACAAGGGATGTGGTAGTTTCAGTTTATTCAAATTCTTCACCATATGGAGAAGTTGAAGTAGACGTAGACCATACATCAACAAACGTAGTAACATTAACATTTGCAGCAGCACCAACAGCTGGAGCGTATAGAGTCGTAATCACAGGTTAAGGAGGGCTAGATGTCTATAAAAAGATTAGTCCCTCTTAATGCATTAGAATTAACTACGAATCCAACAAATGCACGACGTGGTGATATTTATTATAATACTGTTGTCGATGAACTTCGTGTATACGACGGTACAACTTGGACGCCAGTAGCAGTAGCAGGAGAACTAGCAGATCATCTACATACATATGATGGTGCAATTTATTCTGTAGGAAACATTACATATCCAATGGATCCCGTTATTGATGGAGGTACTCCATAATGGCTACTAGTTATCCTGGTTCTTTAGATAATTTTACAAATCCAACCTCTACCAGCCCAATAAATAGCCCGTCCCATGCAGACCAGCATTCAAATGCTAATGATGCAATTGAGGCTATTGAAGGTGAATTAGGAACTAATCCAAAAGGCGCTAAAGCAACGGTCAAGGCTCGTTTAGATGATGTTGATACTGCAATTGCACTTAAAGCACCTATTGCATCTCCAACATTTACAGGCACTGTAACAATCCCAGCAGGCTCAGCAATCACTGGTGTGCCATATCTTGCTACTGCTAATACTTTTACTGGTGGCGTTCAGCAAATTACAACCGCAAGTGATGCAACTGTTGGTTTAATTCTTAAACGTGGAACTTCAGGACAAACTGCAAATATTTTTGAAATAAAAAGACAAGATAACAATAACTATGTCTTTGTTGATGCAGCGGGATTTTTACAGGCACAATCCAGAGGGTTAGTAACAAATACGCAAGTAGGTGGAGGAACTTCCTTTACGGTTCAAACTGGATTTGCAAGTTCAATTCCTCTACTTGTAAAAGCAGCAGCCTCCCAAACTGCAGACCTGCAACAGTGGCAGGATAGTGCTGGGAATGTGTTGGCAAGTTTATCTCCTGTAATTTCTTCTAACGTAAGTCTTAAATTTACAGATGCATATTCTTGGAGTATAAACTGGGGAAGTAGACCAATACTGTCAACTGCCTCTGGATACCTTACTATAACTCCTTATGACGATTCACGAATTGCATTAACAGTCAAGGGCTATGCCTCTCAAACCGCCAATCTCCAGGAATGGCAGGGCTCTGGTGGAAATGCATTAACCGTTATAGATGCTTATGGAGCGTTGTATTTAAAAGATACTGCAATGATTGCACCAGCCGCAAATTGGGCAGCGGATAGGTTTGCACCTGGTGGATTAACCATTATAAATAGAGGAACTGCTTCACAATTACCATTTGGTGTTCGTGGCGCTGCCTCTCAAACTGCTAATTTACAAGAGTGGCAGAACTCTGCTGGGACTGTGGTGGCAAATATTAAATCAGATGGGGCATTTAAAACTGGAATATTACAGACAGGTCAATTTTATACACTTACAGATACTGGCCCATATCTACTTTCAGACCAATATGGTTGGAGTTTAATAAATAGAAACATAGTTGAAACCAATATTTTTACAATTAAAGGTATGTCTGGTCAAACTGGAAACCTCCAGGAATGGCGAAACAGTGCTAATACAGTGTTGGTTAAAATTGCTGCAGATGGAAGTACTACCTTTGCTTCACCAATCGTAGGCTTTGTTGGAAATTCTGGCTCATATTCTTCTACCGCCGTATCTGGCTATAATATAATCCATTTAAGCCAAGGAATGATTCTTATAAATAGCCAAACTGGCGGAGATTATAATCTGGCTACAAATGCCTATTATAACTCAGGATGGAAATATTTTGAAAGTACTGGCTCAACTCTTATAAATTTTGGTAACGGAAGATTTGATTTTAATACTGCTTCATCTGGAACCGCTGGAAACGCAATAACTTATACAAGTAAAATGATTATTGCAAACAGTGGAACTGTTACTATTAATGGATTTGGTGCAGGTTCTCAAGGTTTAATCGTCAAAGGCGCCGCATCACAAACTGCCAACTTGCAAGAATGGCAGAATAGTGCTGGGACAGTTATAGCAAACATTACACCTGCTGGAAAAATAGCAATGAAACATATTAACGGCATAAGCGGAGATATGTTAAGTTTGGGCTCTAATGGTGCATCTGATATATTGGTCGTAGGATATGACAACATATCAGCCGCAACATATATTAATGGTGGAAGTTATGGTCCAATTCAGGTTCAACTAAACTCTGCAGCCAATGGAAAATTTGTAATCAAAGGCGCAGCCTCACAAACTGCAGACCTACAACAATGGCAGAACTCAAGCGGTACTGTGTTGGTAAAAATAAATTCAACAGGTCAAATAACCTCTTTGGGTAGTGACCATTATTTTAGTTCTAGTGCTGCATATCGTCCAAATATACATATTACAAATACTACTGCTGATTCAAATGGTTCATATATTTTATTTGAAAAATCTAGGGCTGGTTCAGTAGTTGTTGCAAATGATGTTCTCGGAGTTCTTAATTTTACAGGATTTGATACTGCTACGTATGCTGGTTCAGCAATAATTTATGGTGTTGCTGAAGGAACATTTTCTCCAACATCTCGTCCTGGTAAATTAGTATTTGCAACAGTTCCAAGTGGCAGTACAACTATGACAGATAGAATGACTATTGCAAACAGTGGAACTGTTACTATTAATGGATTCGGTGCAGCAGCACAAGGTCTCATCATTAAATCCGCTGCCTCTCAATCTGTCAATATTTTTGAAGTTCAAAATTCTGGCGGATATCCGATGGTATATGTTGATGCTTACGGAGCATTAGTAGCACGAGCATCGGGAATGTATGTAGATTCTGGTTATTCAAGTGGGATTGGTTTGCAAGTTCGTGGCGTAGCCTCACAAACTGCTGACCTACAACAATGGCAGAATAATGCTGTAACGGTGCTAGCTAAAGTAAATAATTATGGTGGCGCTGAGTTTATTGACTTAAAAGTTGGAACAACATCTTCTTTAGGTGTATTAAGCGTTACTCCAGGCTTATCTTCACAACTTGGCATTATAGTTCGTGGTAGAGCCTCTCAAACTGCAGATTTGCAGCAATGGCAAGATAGTGCTGGTAATGTAGCAGCAAGTATAAATTCAGGTGGAAGTTTAAGTCTTTCTAGAAGTTTATACACAAGCGCATCACTAGGAGTTTGGGCTTCAGTAAATGCCGACCCTCAAGGCGGTTCTACTGGAAATGCACTAACTGTTCAAACATATAACACAACAAGTAAAGGTATTGTAATCGTAGGACAAGCCTCTCAGACCGCTAATCTGCAAGAATGGCAGAATAGTTCTGGAACTGTGTTGGCTTCCATATCTTCAGCAGGTAAATTAACCTCTGCAGTTGATGCAAGTATTAATGGTCTCACATTTGGTTTAGGTGCAAGTGCAGTTTCAAGCAATGTTGCAGCAGGTTCAAATGCGTTGGCAACAAATAGCACTGGTTTAAACAATTCCGCACTTGGCTATCAGGCTCTTTATCTTAATACAACAGGCGCTGGGAATTCTGCATTTGGTTACATCTCGTTAACAACAAATACTTCAGGGTATAACAATTCTGCTTTTGGAACGCAGTCACTTACTGGTAATACTACAGGAATAAATAACACCGCTATTGGAGCGTTTGTTCTTAAGAGTAACACAACAGGTAGCGATAATTCGTCTTTTGGTATTAATTCGCTCTATACAAATACAACTGGGGCTGAAAATACTGCAATTGGGGCCAATAGTCTTTATTTAAATACAATAGGCATAGGCAACTCGGCGTTTGGAAAAAACTCTTTATATTCCAATACAACAGGCTCATCCAATGTTGGAATTGGTTATAGCAGCATCTACGCAAATACAACTGGAAGCAATCACGTTGCAGTTGGGTATCAGGCACTGTATAGCAACACCAGCGGAATAGAAAACTCTGTTCTTGGTTATCAAGCGCTATACGCCAACACAACGGGTTCTGGAAATACAGGATTTGGAACTGCTGCTTTATATTCTAACACGGGTGGCTATAACAATACTGCTGTTGCTTCAAAAGCGTTGTACTCGAATACTAATGGCATTCAGAATGTTGCAATTGGTCAGAGGGCGCTCTATACAAATACAACTGGCGGAAATAACACAGCAATTGGTATGCAATCTGGATATCTAAATGTAACTGGTTCATCATCTGTGTTTATAGGCTATCAAGCAGGTTACAATGAAACAGGCTCAAACAAACTTTATATTGCAAACACTGATACCGCCACCCCACTTATCGGTGGAGACTTCTCTGCTAAGACTTTAACAGTTGCTGGTAATGCAGCTGTAGTTTCACAGGCTACTGGAACTCCTGTTCTTATTGTTAAAGGAACTTCTGGACAACAACAATATTTTTCAATTCAAGATTCAAGCGGATCGGCAGGTATATATGTAGATCAATATATGCAAATGATTCACGCTACAAATACTTATTTTAATGGAATATATAATAATTCTGGAAATTGGTCTATTAATAATTCTGGAAGTTTAAGTATTAAACAAATAGCTTCTAATATATCATCTACTGTTTCTATAAATACCGCCTCAACAATAGATACAGTTGCTCTTTCATCATTTACAAGTATGGAATATACACTTTCAATTAAGCAGGGATCCAAGATTAGAAGCTCTAAGGTTCTTGTTCATACCGACGGAACTTCTGTGGACTCTACAGAATACGGAATTATGGAAATGGGAGGGGGAATCACAGGAATCCTAGTAACAGCCTCAGTATCTAGCACAAATGCTATTTTACAAGTAACAATTACAGATGCAGCTACTACAAATGCCACAGTTAAGTTAATTAAAACAATGTTATAATTAAACTATATATTATGGGGAAATGTGAACCAATATGAGCGATAAAAACTTTAAAGTTAAAAACGGTATAGACTCAACAGGTCCCGTTACAATTACCACTCCCAATACATCAACAACTGGATTGGTTATAAATGTTCCAGTTGGAGGAAAAGCTGTTGAATTTTTAAGAAATGGTTCTTATGTTGGAGCGATTGACGATTGGGGTGGACTTAATACTACTCAAGGAATTAATGCTGCTGGATTTTGGTTTACAAGATCTCCAGGAATAGAAGCACAATCATTTTTTTGGGCGGGATCATCTATAAGATCAGCAGCAGGTTTTGGTGGAACAAGTACTGGAACAAACCCAGTAATATATATATCTTCTCATAGTACAGGTACAAATGATTTAACTCAATGGCTTAAACCAGACAATACAATTGTTGCAAAAGTAGACTATCTTGGAAATATAACAGCAAATGATTTAACGTTAGCTGGTAATTTAACTGTAAATGGAACAACTACAAATCTTAATTCTACTAACCTTATTATAGAAGATAAAAATATTATTATTGCAGATGTTGCAACACCAAGTGATACTACCGCCGATGGAGCGGGAATTACAGTAAAGGGAGCCACGGATAAAACATTTAATTGGGTACAATCAACAAAGTCATTTACAACATCTGATCCATTAATTATAAATAATACATCAACAACAACAGTCCCATTGATAGCAAAAGGCTATGCCTCTCAAACTGCTAATCATTTTGAAGTTCAAGATTCTGCAGGAAATAAAATGTTTGTTGTTAATCCGCCTGCTGGTACATTACAACCCTTAGAATATTTTTTTGTTAGACCAGGAGGCACTGGCGGAACTGCAACTATTGGAACAAATTCATATTCATTTAGAGTAGTTGCTGCGAACGGTAATTCTGTAAGCTTTGGAACCCCAGGTGGTGGAACTTCATTGCAAGTTTTTACAAGTGATACATTTAATAGATATAAAATTATTGGATCTGGTACAGGAATAGCTCCTACATTTACAACTGATGGTAATGATGCAAATGTAAATATGTATGTTACTGCAAAAGGTGCAGGTAAAATTGGAATTAATACAACATCTCCAACTGGATATGTTCATGCTGTAAGTTCTAGTTCTTCAACCGTAGGTTTAATTGTTGAAGGCGCTTCTGGACAAACATCTACAAATATATTTGAAGTACAAAGGGCAGGTGGTGGAGACCCATCATTTACCGTTTCTCATAATTACATTGACTTAAATAGAAATACCACCGCAGCAGCATCTATGACAGTTTATGGTGCTAATTCTAATCAAACTCCATTACAGATAAAAGGTCGTGCTTCTCAAACTGCTGATTTAGTATCAATTCAACAATCATCAGGCTTTGCTCTAGCTAGATTTGATGCAAACGCAAATATTGTTTTAGGTAATACAAATGTTGATTCAAATAACTATTTATCATTTATAAAAGCAGGCGGTGCTGTTGGAGGAAATGCTGGAATTAGATTCGGTAATGATGCTGATGGAACAAATCAACATACATTAACAGTTAATACATCAAATGCTGATTTAACGTTAGAACATAAAAATGTTAATTCTAGATTTATAGTTAAAGGCGCCACTTCCCAAACTGCCAACCTGCAAGAGTGGCAAGATAGTGCTGGTAACCTGCTGTCAGCAATTAGAAGCGATGGCGTATTAAGAGTTTCACAAATTATTTCAAAGGAAAATTACAGTTCTTATTTTAGTTTTTCAAGTGGTAGTCCGATTCAAGTAAATCCGCTTACCAGCGGAACTGTTGGTTTAGTTGTAAAAGCAGTAACCTCCCAAACTGCCAACCTGCAGGAGTGGCAGAATAGTAGCGGCGGTGTAGACACTGCCGTAACTTCAACAGGAAGACTATCTGTTCGTACTACACTTGCAAATGCTGGATTAAATGTTGGAGCACCATCTGCGGCAACTGTCGCTGCAATCATTCGTGGTGTAGCCTCACAAACTGCTGACTTATTACAATTACAAAATAGCGCTGGAACTGCAATTGCTTTAATTAATGCATCAGGAGATTTTGTAGCAAGAAATATTTATGCTAGCGCAAGTGCGAATTACTATACAGCACAAGTTAATATTCTTCCTGATTCTGCAGCAAAAGCAGGAATAGTTATTCGTGGTGTAGCCTCCCAAACTGCTAATCTTCAGGAGTGGCAGAACAGTTCTGGTACAGTGTTGGCGAAGGTTGATAGTTCTGGAAGCATTACATCAAATATATCTTTTGCAGTAAACAACACAAGCGGCAACGCAATATTTTCGGTAAGCCCGTATTCAGAAGTTTCTATACCAGGTGTAATATATGCTGGCCTATATGCAACTGCAAAATTAAATCTTTTAACAAATAATACTTCTATGATTGGTGCAATCATTCGTGGGCAAACCTCTCAAACCGCAGACCTTCAGCAATGGCAGGATGGTGCTGGAACCGTTGGAGCATATGTAGCCTCGGATGGAAGTTTTATTACTCGTGGTTCACTTATTGGTGGTTCATATTCTGGAAGTGCTTTATTTGGAGTTCAAAACTATTCAACAACTCAAGTTGTAGCAGTAGTCAAAGGCGCCGCCTCACAAACTGCCAATCTTCAAGAATGGCAAAATTCCGCAGGTGGAGTACTTAGTTACATAACCGCATCTGGAGCATTGCGTGTAAACAGTTCATTCGGTGGAACTCAAGCAGCAATTACTGCGGGCTCTGCAGCAACTGTAGGCGTAATAGTACGTGGTGCAGCCTCCCAAACTGCCGACTTGCAACAGTGGCAGGATAGTGCTGGAACTGTACTTGCTAGAGTGTACAATAATGGTGTTCTTTCTGTTGGCTCTCTTTATGCCGCAACTGGCGACTTGTCTGTTGCGTATGGTGGCTATTTTGGTGGCGGTACTGCTGGTGGATATATTGGCGCTGCTGTTTCCGTAATTCCTTGGACAACTGCTGTTGTTGGCGTCATTGTTCGTGGTCGTGCCTCCCAAACTGCCAATCTTCAAGAGTGGCAAAATTCTAGCGGCACTATGCTTTCTAAAATTGATAAAGATGGAATAATTACTGTACCTGCTATTAATGTAGTAGGACAATCAATATCTTCTAATACCACTATGATTGCAGGCTATAGATATTTTGTTGATACCTCTGCTTCTAGAACTTTAACACTCCCATCTTCTGCAACAATTGGTGACGAAATTCAAATATTTGATTCAACAAATACAGCTGGAACAAATAATATAACAATAAATTCAAATAATGGTAAAATAGAGGGAGTAGTAGAATCTTATATAATTGATGTAAATGGGGCAGCAATAGTAATGACTTATACTGGATCAACATATGGCTGGAAGGTGAGAATGTGAGAAAATATTCTGATAGTTTTTTAAATAATACAACTGTCGTATCTCAAAATGTTTCAAATTTAATGGATGATATTAGAGCAGAAGATATCTTAAAATCAGCTCCGTATTACATAGATGCAAAAAACAGTTTGTCTTCAACTACTTATGCTGAAAATTTGGGAACTGCAAAAGAAATATTTCCAACATCATTTTATAATAATCCTAAATATTTAGATTGGTCTGGAACAAATTATATTTATTTCCCAGGCGTAGCATCAAATTATTTGTCTGGTCCACCTACTGATACAGCATTGGTTCCAACTACAGATATTGATTATAGAATAAAAATTGCTTCAACATCATATACCCCTTCGTCAAATCAAGTGCTAATGTACACCTATTTTGAAAGATTTGCACTTGCTGGAGGCAACGCAACACCATATTTTCAATGGGATAATGGAACAAGTTTTTTTACATCTAATTCTACAGTATCCTTATCTTCGCTTTTTTCTGCAGGACAAACTATCTGGGTTAGAATGACGTTTGTTGCAAATAATGGCGCAGGCGGAAATGATACAAAGTTTTATTATTCTTTAGATGATGCAGCAACTTGGACACAATTAGGTTCAACTGTAACAAAAAGTGGAACCTCCTCATTTAATTCATATCCATCAAGAGGCCTAACTCTTGGAACACAAGATTTAACTGCTTATATGTATGATGGAAAAATATATAAATCTAAAGCATATGTTAATGGATCATTGATATATGACATTGATACATCCGTAATAAAGTCAGGATCTGATACAACATTTAAAGCTTTAACTGGTCAAACTATGACAATAAATAGATCTTCAACTCCAGAATTTAGAACTGTTGCAGTAACCCAACCATGTTGGTTAACTAATGTTTCAGCATATTCAAGAGTTGCTAATTTATTTATGGAACATACTGGAGTAAATTATTTATATCTTCCAGGATCTAATGGTAATTATGCATCTTCTCCAGATTCTAATGCATTAGATATTACGGGAGATTTAGATGTAAGAGTTAAGGTTGCTTTAGATGATTGGACTCCAGGTTCTGCAAATTTATTATTAGCAAAATGGTCTGGTTCTGGAAACTATTCATATTATTTATATATTAATAGTGGCGGAGCCCCTTCTATTCAGTGGTCTCCAAATGGTACTGATGCATCAAAAAGTGCAACTGGAGCTGCATTAAACTTAAAAGATGGATCAATAAAATGGATACGTTGGGTATTAGATGTAGATAACGCCGCTGGAGGGAATGATAATAAATTTTATACTTCTGATGATGGAATAAATTGGACTCAATTAGGATCAACAATTACTCAATCAGGAACAACAAGTATCTATGCTGGAACAGCCCCACTTGAACTTGGAAGTTATAATGGTGGAAATACAACAATGACTGGAAAACTATATCGTGCACAAGTATTTAATGGGATAGGTGGAACCCTAGCATTTGATGCTAATTTTGAATCAGGAATAACCAGCGGATTACAAACAACATTTGTAGAATCTTCTTCAAATGCAGCAACTGTTACTATTAATAGAGCTAATACATGGTTTAGATCTTATGGAGTAACAAGTCCTGGGTACCTTTACACTGGAGCAACTAATGGATTTATATCTAGTTCAAAAAGTTTTTTTGATGTTCAAAAAGATGAAGGATTTACCGCAGTCGTTGTTTGTAGATTATGGTTTCCTCAACCTACATATTCTGGCTCTTTAGGAAAATATGGACCACAATGGGCAGCAGCAGGAAGCGGTTTTATTATAAGCAATTGGGCTGTCGATGGCCAAGTTGCATTTACGATATCAGATGGTACTAATTCATATTCAACCTCATCTGTTCAAACATCTACATATTCATCTGGAGAACTTTCAGTTTTTGGTGGTATTAAAGATAGAAAAAATAATAATATTTACATGACAATAAATGGATTAAATTCTTCTAGTTTAGTATCTACTCCGTTGCTTGGAGATGTTATAAATGACTCATTATTAGGAATAAATTCATGGAATGGCGGGCATGTACCGATGGAACTATATGCTGCTGCAATATTTAATAGAACTCTTTCTAATTTAGAATTGAAATCAATATATGATTATTTTACAAGGAGATCATTATAATGGAAAGATTAATTTTAACACATAATATTCCTTCAAATACAATAATTAATGATGTGGAAATAGGCAATCCAGTAAAATTAATAAAAGGAGTATTTATTTGGCATAAAGATAATTTTCCAAATGCTTTTATTAATGAAGATTTAACTCTTGAATATGAGGAGGTTCAACAATAATGGCACTATCAGTATCTACCTCACCAGAATTATCAACATTAAAATTTTCTGATCAAGGAACTTTGATTCTTTCATCTTCTGAAACAAAAAAAGGTAATTCTGCAATAAATAGTTCTGATGTTTTTCAAATTTTTGCAACATATGCATTGAGCACTGTTAGAGTTTCGGTAGACCCATATGGAGGATTTTGGTCAAGAACATATATTAATGCTTCTCCTGATTGGAGTGGTGGAACTCCATTATATGTGAGTGCAATAAGTGGTCAAACAGGAGATTTAACAAAATGGCAAAATTCTGCTGGTACAGTGCTTGCAAACGTTGACGCTAATGGAAAAATAGCAGCACCAATATTTCAATCAACCGTTGCGGGAACCGCTTATATTGTAACTGGTTCTAACAACAACGCTATTAGAGTTCAAACTAATGGAACTACAAATGTTGGTTTAATTATTCGTGGTGAAGCCTCTCAAACTGCAAACCTACAGGAGTGGCAGAATAGTGATGGTACGGTACTTTCTAAGATTGATGCTAATGGATTAATTTCTCTGCCTGGAGGTTCTTGGCATTTAATGAATGGCCAACAAACTTGGTATAAAAATAGTACTTCTTTTTATCAAAAAGGACCAAGCCATACATTTAGACGACAAAGTGATGATACTGATTTGTTTACAATTGGTGGTAATGGAAATACTTCTGTTTTACTTCAATCAGCATCTGCAGTTGGTTTAATAGTAAAATCTGCAGCATCACAAACTGCAGATTTGCAGCAATGGCAAAACAGCGCTGGGTCAGTCACAGCAAAAGTTTCATCTTCTGGAGCAATTTCTTCTAGTGCAGGAGGATTTTTTGGCTCAACAGATGCTGCAGCAAGTGGCGTAAATTATCTTGCAGTAAGAGGGTGGGCCGCAGACCATGTTCCATTCGCTGTAAAAGGATTCACTGCACAAACAGGAGACTTAACAAGATGGATAAATGATGCTGGGACGGTGCTTACATCCATATCTTCAGCAGGTAAATTAACCTCTGCCGTTGATGCAAGTATTAATGGAATTACTTTAGGACGAGGCGCAGGTAATATTTCAACCAACATAGCAAGTGGTGGTGGCGCCCTACTTTCTAACACCACAGGTATTTACAACTCAGCATTTGGTGAGAACGCCCTAGGTCTCAACACCACAGGTAGTAACAACACAGCAAGTGGTGTGGCCCTACGCTCTAACACCACAGGTAGTAACAACACAGCAAGTGGTGGTGGCGCCCTATATTCCAACACCACAGGTAATGACAACACAGCATTTGGTGTGGACGCCCTACTTTCCAACAACATAGGTAATTACAACACAGCAAGTGGTGAGAGCGCCCTACGCTCTAACACCACAGGTAGTTACAACACAGCAAGTGGTTTGAGCGCCCTACGCTTGAACACCACAGGTAATAACAACACAGCACTTGGTTTCGGTGCAGGTTACAGCAATACAACTAGCGGCGCCTCTGTGTTTATAGGCTATCAAGCGGGTTACAATGAAACAGGCTCAAACAAACTTTATATTGCAAACACTGATACCGCCACCCCACTTATCGGTGGAGACTTCTCTGCCAAGACTCTAACCTTTGCTGGTAATGCAACTGTAGTTTCGCAGGCGGCAGCAACACAAGGTTTAATCGTCAAAGGAGCCGCCTCACAAACTGCTGACCTGCAGCAATGGCAAGATGTCTCAGGTTCTACTAGGGTGGCAGTAAGTTCTTATGGAACATTATTTTCATACACAGAAGCCGTATTCAGTAATCAACTTAATGGAAATGGAACTGCACTTCTTGCTAAAACAAATAATGCTGGTGGAAAGCCTCTAATCGTTAAAGGTGCTGCATCACAAACCGCTAATCTAACAGAATGGCAGGATAGTGCTGGTACTGTACTTGTTAAAGTTGCTGCAGATGGTGTAGTTACGGCTGGAAATTTAATTACAAACATTTTTAGCACACAATCATTTGGCACTGGTTCTTTATCTTTTTATGGAATTGCTTACAATGGATTTTCAAACCCTTCTGGTGTGACAACTTTACCTACATTAGTAATTAAAGGTATTGCCTCTCAAACAGCCAACCTGCAGGAATGGCAGGATAGTGCTGGTACGGTACTTGCATCCATCTCTTCAGCAGGCAAACTAACCTCTGCTGTTGATGCAAGTATTAATGGAGTTACTGTTGGTATGGGGGCTGGTTCAGCCTCAACCAATACAGTTACTGGGCTTAATGCACTTATTTCAAATACTACAGGCACTTATAACACAGCATTTGGAAATCAATCTCTTCAACTTAATACATCTGGAACTCAAAACACTGCTTTTGGACAGGGGGCTTTATATAATAACAGAACTGGTTGGTATAATACTGCTTTTGGACAAGGGGCTTTATATAATAATAATACTGCATATAGCAATACCGCAATAGGTGCAAATGCGCTAGTTAACAATTCTAGTGGCAGTAATAATATTGCAGTTGGAATTCAAAGTTTATTAGGCAATAATTCTGGAGGTAATAATATAGGATTAGGGTCCGATGCTGGATATTCAAATGTAACTGGTTCGTCAAATATATTTATTGGCCATCAAGCAGGATACTACGAAACAGGCTCAAACAAACTTTATATTGCAAATTCTAATACCACCACCCCACTTATCGGTGGAGACTTCTCTGCCAAGACTCTAACCTTTGCTGGTAATGCAACTGTAGTTTCGCAGGCGGCAGCAACACAAGGTCTCATCATCAAAGGTGCCGCCTCCCAAACTGCAGACTTACAGCAATGGCAGGACAGTGCAGGTACGGTATTAGCAAAAATTATGAGCAATGGTTCACTATTTGTTAATTCTACTGGAACAGCCAATGACCCAATAACAATCCAGAGAGCATCAGCAACTAGATTTAAAGTTGACCCATATGGTAACGTATTTGCAGTTGCGCTAACTGCTGGAAATGTGGTTAATTCAATTGCAGGAACAGCTGCTGGAATATACGCAACTTCAGCATCTACTATTGGCGCAGTTATTCGTGGTGCCGCTTCCCAATCTGCCAACCTACAAGAATGGCAGAATAGCAGTGGTACTGTTTTATCATCTATTACTAATAATGGATTTTTAAATACTCCAGCAATATTAGAAAATCCAACAATTTCAGCAACAGCAGCAACTGGAACAATTAATTATGACTTGCTAACAAATAAATCAGTTACATATTATACATCTAATGCTTCCGCTAACTGGACATTAAATATTCGTGGAAATTCATCAACCACACTTGATTCATTAATGGCGGTTGGACAATCTTTAACAATAGCATTTTTAGTAACTCAAGGATCTACTGCATATTATCAATCTGGATTACAAATTGATGGAACATCTGTTACTCCAAAATGGCAGGGAGGCGTTGCTCCAACATTTGGAAATGCTTCTGGAGTAGATTCTTATTCTATTACAATTATGAAAACTGCCAGCGCAACATTTACAGTATTTGAATCTCAAACGAGGTTTGCATAAAATGCCAGCACTGGCATCATTTGCGGCAGGTTCGGCAAAAAGTTACGGTCAATTTAAATTTAGACCACTTCCAGCAAGATATTTTATATTACAAGTATTAGATATTAGAAGTCCATCTACTCAAAATATAGTTCAGATATCTGAATTTAACTTAATGAATGTTTCTACAAGATTAACGGCATCTACTTATTATAACTGGAATTTATCTTTTACATCTGCCGCTAACTTATCAGATGCCTCAAATTCTCCAACAAATGAAGAGCCATACAGAGCAAACGATGCAGATGTTAATACAAAATGGTTAGATTTTAGAGGAACGGGCGGAGGATTATGGATTGATTTAGGTTCTAATCAAGAATCTACTGGTTATCAATGGTATACTGCAAATGATGCCGATTGGAGAGATCCAAAGACATGGAGAGTTTGGGCGAGTCAAGATGATAAAACTTGGTTTTTATTAAGTGATATATCTGGATTTACAGCACCATCTGCTAGATATACTTATGCAGGATCCTGGGATTGGATAAAATAATTTATTGCCTCAGAACAGTTATTTTGATATACTACAAGTAAATAAATTATAGGATAGGGTAAATATGACAAGTAGAATCTTATTAAGAAGAGGAACGGCAGCTCAATGGGCTTCCGCCAACCCCATTCTTGGATCAGGCGAACTTGGCGTAGAAACAGATACCCTTAAATTTAAAATAGGTAATGGAACTAGTACTTGGACTCAACTTACTAGTTATGCAAATATAACACCATCTGATTTAACTTCAGCTATTAATGGTTTAATTAATGCCGCCCCCTCTGCTTTAGACACATTAAATGAATTAGCGGCGGCAATCAATAATGATTCATCTTTTTCAACTACAGTAAATAATCTTTTAACAGGTAAGGTATCTAAATCTGGTGGAGATACAATTACACCAGCAACTACATCAACAACTGGATTGACTCTTGCATCTCCCGTAGGTCAAACAGCACATTTGCTTTATGCAAGTGGTGGTACAAGAATACCTGCTGGTGGCAACTATCTTGTTACCCCAGGATTAACAGTTAGTTACACTTCTGATTTTAATGCAGGGGCTGCAAATATAACCCCTATCTATGTAAAAGGTGCCGCCTCCCAAACCGCTAACCTTCAGGAGTGGCAGAACAGTGCAGGTACTTTAGTTGCAAGTATGGATGTTAGTGGAAAGTTAATAGTACCAACACTTCGTGGACCAGCTGGTAATGTAATTACATTAGGTGTTGATGGCAACCCTTACTCACTATCTATTTCTGCTACACAGTTTGATTCTTATGGACCAGTACCCTGGCGCCCATATAACGCAAGTATGGTTGGGTTTATTGTTAAAGGACAAGCCTCCCAAACTGCAGACCTGCAACAGTGGCAGAACTCTGCTGGCGATACTTTGGGATTTGTAGATTCAGATGGAAAGGCGTACTTCTCACATTCTAGCACAAATACTAACTTATTTGGAGTACACGGAAATTTAAGATTAAGAAATAGAAACAATACAACTAATAATTACTCTTCAATAGACGCACAGTCGGCTAGTGGAATTATATCTTCAGGTATTTTATTTATAAATTCTGACCATACTAACTCATACGGAAGAATAGTTTTTGGAACTCGCTCTGCCGCTGGATTTAATTCCAATGCATTTGCAATAAATTCTAGCGGAGGAATTTCAACTACTTTAATGTCGGCTTCTAGTGTTGGTTTAATTGTCAAGGCCGCTGCCTCCCAAACTGCCAACCTGCAGGAGTGGCAGAACTCAAGCGGGACAGTATTGGCAAATGTTGATAGTGCTGGAAACTTTAAAGCGGCAAGTATTGCAACAGCAAGATACATTGCAGATTTAACTAGTACAACTCCATATTTAGACTTTAGTTCTAACAAACTATTAGTCAATTCACGCAATGCTTCTTATGTGGGCTTTATAGTTCAAGGTTCTGCTTCGCAAACTGCAGACCTTCAAGAGTGGCAAGATAGTGCTGGTACTGCACTAACAAAAATAGATAATAATGCTGGTTTCTATGCTCAATATATTGAAGCAAAAAATACTGCTGGAGTTTTAGTTAGCGGAGAATCTCAAATTAAAATAGCAAGTCCAGATGGACTAAAAGATATTCGTTTTTGGAATAGAAATGATGCTGGTGGTCTATATTATTATAATTCTAGCGGTGGTTCTAAAAATATATTAAGAATTGCTCATTCTACCGATCCTAGAATTGTCACACAAACCTGGCAAGATTTTACATCTGGTAGTTCAGCAAATTATGGTGGAAGAGTAAATATTGATACATCAATAACTACTGCAATTGGTATGGTCATTCGTGGCGTAGCCTCCCAAACCGCAAATTTGCAAGAATGGCAAGACAGTTCAGGAACAATACTTTCTAAAATTGACGTTTCTGGAAACATAACAGCTCCTTCATATAATTTATCTGACTCAAAATATTTATTAAGAAAAACAATCAAGAAAACTGTAGATCCAGCTCAAAATGCTGTAGCAAATAATACATACGATTTATTTGATATGAACTTTTCTTCATCATTGCAAGGAACATTTTATATTCAAGCAAGTATTAGAGGTGGCGGCTATGGACAAAATTTAACTTATTCTTTACCTGCAACATATGTAATGGACTGGATAAATCTATATCCAATTACAAATCCATTTACAAACAGCACCACTTGGGTAGATTTAACTCCATTAACATTTTCTCCAAGACATTTGATGACAAATGATTATTTTAAATTACAGGCGAAAGTTAATGCAAATCAAATATCATTTAGAATTAAATTAACAGGCACATTAACTGGAGCCCCAGTATTTGATATTTATATTCAACATAGCGAAGAATTTGCTAATTCTACAATTACAGAATTAAATACAACTGGAACAGATTCTACTACATCCAATGTAATGCCTAACTTTTTATCATCAAAAGCGGGATTATCTGCAATATTTAATCCAATAACTTTATATTCAAATTCTGCATCTAATATACCGTTAACTATAAAAGGATTTGCTTCTCAATCTGCTAACCTTCAAGAATGGCAAAACAGTAGCGGTACTGTGTTGGCTAAGGTAAATCCTAATGGTGTATTTCATACCTTTGGGTCTGTTTATACTCCTTATATTCAACCAGCATCACCAACTGGCGTTAATGCATTTATTGCATTAGACAATACAACGGTTCTCGTAGATGGTTGGTCTGCATCTACTGTAAAACTCACCGTTAAAGGTTACGCCTCACAAACTGCTAACCTGCAAGAATGGCAGAATAGTGCTGGCACTATATTAGGTGCTATCGTAGCAAATGGAGATGTTTTATTTCCTAGTAAACTATTTAACTCAAGATATGGAAGATTCGGTACTGATGGCGCATATACTGACGACACAGTACTAAGAATTACCAATACATCTGCTTCTTTTGTACCATTAATTGTTAAAGGTATTACAAGCCAAACAGCAAATCTTCAACAGTGGCAAGATAGTACTGGGACGGTATTGGCTAAGGTTGATGCTAGTGGAAACTTAACAGCACCTACAGCAACACTTACAATTCCAGCATCAGGCACAACACCTGCAATAGTTGCCAAAGGTGAATCAACTTATGCAACAAACATTGCAGAGTTTAGAGATACTGGCAACAATCTTGTAACCAGAGTCACGGGATATGGTTCATTGATTACAAGTTCGTTTGCAGTTGGTCCTAGCCCTTCGTCCTTCACTGGGTTTGCTTCGACTACGGCAAGTATTAAAACTCTAAGTGCCAGTTTTCCAGGACTCATTATCCAAGGAGCATCTTCACAATCTGCCAACTTGCAAGAATGGCAAAGAAGCGATGGTTTTGTTTTATTAAATGTTTCTAAAGATGGAGATGTAACTGCTGGTAGTGGTTCATCAACTGCAATTCGTTTTAGATATTTTGACGGAATCAATATTACTGGAACATATTGGGATACTGTAGAAACAAATTCTGCAACATTTATTGGTCGTTCCACAACTGCTACTACTATGGTTGTTCGAGCCGCAGCCTCTCAAACTGCTAATCTTCAGGAATGGCAAGTATCATCAGGTGCGATTGTGGCACAGGTAACAACATCTGTAGTTCAGATTGGACCAAATGATGCTTATCCAGCACGTTTAATGCTTGGTGGAGCCGATACCTCTGCTTTACTAAGCATTTCTACACATAGCACAACAGAAGTTGGCGCTGTTATACGTGGTAAAGCCTCCCAAACCGCTGACCTACAACAATGGCAGAATAGTGCTGGTAGCGTAGTTGCTAGTATTGCTAATACTGGTTCGTTAACAACTGGCAATCTAACTTTAGGAACAAATGGCTTAATTATTGACGCTTCTTCAGCGAGCCCTTATATTGCCTTTGGGTCAAACACGATAACTATTAATACTCGGAACGCTGCATACAAAGGTTTAATTGTAAAAGGCGCAGCCTCTCAAACTGCCAACCTTCAGGAGTGGCAATCTTCTTCTGGTGAAGTAGGCATGTTGTTTAATATGGGAAATGCAGGAGACCCAAGTACTTTAGGATTTTCAGTTTCAAGGGCTTGGGGAATTAAATGGGGTGCTGAAAAAATTCTTAGCACCGACGGTGGCAGTCTAATAGTTACTCCATACACAACAGATAGAAAAGTATTAATTGTCAAGGGCGTAGCATCCCAAACCGCTAATCTTCAAGAATGGCAAAATTCAAGCGGTACTGTCCTTACTAAAATAAACTCTGCTGGAGAATTAACAACCCCAAATATTGCTTTAGCAGCCCTTGGTGGTATCTATGGTGCTGGCGGGCCTTACATAACATTAAATTATACGGATGTTAGAATTGTAACAGCAGGTCTTTCAGTAGGTGCTACATCAGTTACCCCATCTGCTCAATTGCAAGTTACCAACAATGTTGCAGGTACAACCGCAATGATTGTCAAAGCCGCCGCCTCCCAAACAGCAAACCTGCAAGAATGGCAAGATAGTAGCGGTTTAGTAATCTCCGCTATGGGTCCTTATCAAAATCTTGGACTTGGTGGCGCTCCTAACAACCTTTCATAGTTGGCAGTTTCAAATAGAAGTGCTACCAATATTGGCGCAGTAATTAAAGGCGCCCCAAGCCAGACTGCCAACTTAACTGAATGGCAGGATAGTAGCGGTACTATATTAACAAGAGTAACAAGTAGTGGAGTTTTGGGCACTTCTGCTGGAGTCTATTCCCCGTATTATCAAGGTCATAATGGTGTAGGCGGAGCCATTGCATTTGCAAACGCAACTGCAATAACAATTACCCCTCAGTCCGCATCCGTTGCATCTTTGATTGTCAAAGGTGCTGCTTCACAAACCGCTAACCTTCAGGAATGGCAAAATAGTAGTGGTACGGTACTGGCATTTGTAGATAGTTCAGGAAATATAAATACAACAAGCAAACTTATTGCTGGTAATATCTTAGATGTAACACAGAGTTCTGCTACAGCAACTGGTTATGGGACAAGCGTTGTTGGAGATAAAATTGCTTTATTTGGTTCAACTTCTCTTCCATATTACTATGGTTTTGGTGTTCAAAATTCAAGACTTGTTGCATATGTTGATTCTGGCCAAGCGTTTGCTGTTAGAGTTGCTTCCTCATCTGGAGCAAAATCATCAGGTTCTGATTCTGTAATTTTATATGGTACAGGTGCAGGTTCATTCCTACTTAACTCAGCATCTACCGTCGGCCTCATCGTCAAGGCTGCCGCCTCCCAAACTGCAGACCTACAACAGTGGCAAAACTCAAGCGGAACAGTGCTTGCAGAAATTACAGCATCTGGATCATTAGAATTAAACGGAAAAGATATAGAATTAATGAATATTATGGGAGCATTTTAATATGCTATACTATAAAGATAGGAGGGTTAAATAATGGCAACAACAGTTAAAGCACTATATAGAGGTGCAGCAACAACTAATACTGCAACTACACTTTATACAGTTCCCGCCGCAACAACGGCGGTAATTACAAACATTGTAATTACAAATACTTCTGGTTCTCTTCAAACTTATTCTTTGTCACTTGATGGAGTAAGCATTGCTACAACAGTAGCTATCTCAGCAACAGACTCAGTTGTAATTGATATGAAGCAGGTACTAGGAGCAACTAAAATTATTGCAGGCGGAGCCTCAGCAACATCTGTTAATATTCATATTTCAGGAGTTGAAATAGCATAATGTTTATAAAAAGACTTAAAACTATAGGCGGCCTATCGTCTTTAACTAGATATGTAAATATGCTATCTGGTCTTGCGCCGTATATTCCTACAACTGACTCTACTGCTGTATTCCTTCCAGTTAACGCAAGCCCTTATATGCAAGTTCAAAATTGGTTTAATGGAAGTACTACTGGTTTTAACAGCAAATATGCAAATCCAGCAGTAATGATAGATTATTTTGCAAGAGACTCTTCATGGAGTAGATCCAAAGGATATCTGTCCGTAGTATGGTCCTTTTCACCTTATCTTAGAACATATACATTTAATGATTCAACAGGATTTGGAACCGCATTTTCAAGCCCAGGAACAATTCCCGCTGGCAGTGGTAATTCTGTTGATTTGCAACTTGATGATTCTCTTATTTTTATAGCACATGATACAACTCCTTATATGTCAGGATATCCTTTTAGCACAGCTTCGGGATACGGAACTAAGTTTGCAGACCCAGCAACAACAATTGGAAGCAATGGAAAAGGAATTAAATTTTTTAATGAAACATTACTTGTTGCTTCAAATTCAACTCCATTTTTACATGCTTATCAATTTTCACTGAGTCAACAAGCGTACGGAACAAAGTATGCAGACCCAGCAACACTTCCAACATATGGAGGATATCTTGCAACAGTTCACCCGTCAGGTGACGCAGTATCAACAGGCGGTATATCTGGTGCTTACACATACGCATGGTCAAAAACAAATGGTTTTGGAACAAAATATGCACAACCATCAGGTAATCCATATGCATATTCTTTAGATTTTTCTTCAACAGGCAATACAGTATTAATGTCGGCGGATAGCACCCCATTTATAAATGCCTATACATTTACAGTTGCAGGAGGATATGGTTCAAAATTTAGTAATCCTGCAACGTTACCAGTAGGCAGTGTTCCATATTACAATGCTTCAGCATTCAGCTATGGTGCACAGGCAGCAGCAGTTCTTTCAACATCTTCCCCATATGTTTACGCCTATGCTTTTTCAGAAGCTACAGGATTTGGATCAAAGTATAGTAATCCTGTAGGGTTGCTAGCTACTGGATCTTTTACTGGTGGAATTAATTTTAATTAAAAAATAGAAAAGGAGAAATAAAATGACAGATACACCAATGACACCACTACAGGCAAGACAAGCCGAGGTGGCACAATACGAAGCAAACATTGCTATGTACACAGCAATTATTGCAACACTGCCTACAGAGTGGCCAACACGTCTACTTGATTATCGTAATTCAGCAGATAAGCATGCAGCAATTGCATCAGTTGCTGATATGGCAGATGTAGAGCTTTTGTCAAATCTATGGTATGCAGATCAATGCTATGCGGCAATTCGTTCTGAAACTGTAGAAATGAGCAAGGCTAAGGCCATCCTTGCAGTTCTTCAGTCTATGGCTTAAGCCGATTGCCCAATATATATATATTTGGTATAATAATGATATTCCATGATAAATATCATGGTTTTACGTAAAATACATGAAGGAGAAAAAAAATATGGCAATTGACTATTCAGGTCTATTAACCGATGAGCAGAAACGATCAATTCTGTCACAGCGACTAACACAGTTCGCCGCAGAAGCTTATCAACATGAAATCAACAAGCAGGTAGCGGACGCTGCAGATAATGAAGAGGGAACAAAGGCAGCAACAGACGCCCTTGCAATTCTTGATTCTGCAATTACAGTACATCAAGCCGAGCTTGCAAAACTTCCAGCAGCACCTGCTGCAGAGTAAATAAATAATAAAGGTATGAGTAAATATTTTTACTCATACCTTTATTTATTTAATTAGATATAGAAAATAAATGATATTTCATATGGTAAGTTTACCGCATACTCAAATTAAGGTATAATCTAAATATGTCATATAAACTAAAAGTAATAAAAGACTCACCAGTAGGGTTTTGGATGTTGGATGAAACATCTGGCACTACCGCTAATGATATATCTGGATGCGGTAATAATGGAGTATATCAAGGAGACCTAGTAGATGTTTTTCTTCCCCTAACATCTGGTGGTAGCCATGCTGCCAATATAACAAATACAAATTATATGACTGTTCCAGTAACATATGATTACTATGGCTCCACCGCCTCTGGCGGATTAGGAACAAAGTATACCTCAGACAATGATTTTACTTTAGAGGCCTGGATATATACTAGAATATCTACAACCAATATAGCAACTATATTTGCAGATCCTACAAATAACGTAGGGCTATTCTGGCAACGTGGAAATTTAATATTTAAATTAAACGCTGAAGTCTTAAACTATACAGTTCCAAATTTTAAAAAGTCTTTACATATAGTAGCAGTATATTCAGTTACGGCTATGTCTATATATGTGGATGGTCAAATAGTAGCAACTAAATATTTATCAGATTTTGAGTTTACCAATACATCTTTAAATCTACAAATTGGTACTACAGGACATGCCTCTGATTCTTTTATTGTAGATGATCCAGCGGTATATAGATATGCCCTCAGTTCATCTCAAATATTAAATCATTATAATGATAACGGATTTGTAAATCCTATTCAAATTGCTTATCCAGATGGCGGACAACTATTTGAATTTTATGACAATGGTATAAACAGACAATATAGATATAGTTATCCAGCAAATAAATCCTGGGATTATTTTTTAACAAGTGACTTATATTATGATGGAATAGAAAATTCTATAGCCATCGCATATTCAGCATCTGCAGTATCTAAAACGGTATACTTAACAGATCTAGTGTCCATTCCATTGGGTATAACTATGGACTCTTCTAAAATTGAATGGGAGGGTGATAATGGAATAATGGTAGAAACAAGTATAGATAATTCTACTTGGGTTCAATGCATGAATGGAGAATCTATACCTCAATATAAATTAGGAAGTTTCAATTCATCAGGCCTTGTCTATATTAAAGTAACTATGTCTACAACTGACAATAGTAAATATCTACCTAAGCTTTATAATTTAACCCTTTCTTTTTATAATGATCAGGTAGTATATGCTCAAAATGCTGGAAGCTATATGTCGACATTTGATGGATTAGCTGGGGTAAGTAATCCAGCAATTAGTCTAGGCCAAGATAAGTATCCTATACTTTCTAGAAATTTTAAAAATGGGCTTAGGGTGTCTACGGATGCTGGTTTTTATATTAATGCTAATATTCCAGTTAAGACTATAGAATTTTTTTATACCCCAGATGACCTAACAAATAGCGGACTAGTAAATTCAACTGCTACCAACGGGTATGCTGCTTCAAACTATTCTTGGAATAATGCGGGAGCAATTAGTAAAACTAATATAAATTCAATATATGTTAATGGTGTCAATAAAACATCTGCTACAAGCGTCTCAGACGTCTTTACAGCCGACGATCTCCATCATGTAGTCATAACATATACCTCAGCCATTTCAGGGGCTATAAGGTTCAGTTACTCCTTAATTGGAACGGTAGGATCATTAATACAGAATTTAGGACTATACGAAACTCAGTTTACTGGTAGCCAAATATTAAACCACTATGATCTATATATTAGCAAAGCTTCTGCTATAGCCGAAGATTCTACAATTACCTTGACAGAAAATTCAGTTGAGGCCTATAATAATGAATGGTTGGTAATTCAAAACGTATAATTTGTCACAGAGCTTGACAAAATCTGGACTTTAACTTAAAAGAATGGTAAAATGAATACCTGATGGATATTAAAAGAGTAAAGCAAAGTGTTGTAGAAGAGACTACCCTAGGAATTTATGTGTGGGAAATTGATGGTAAATGGGTGGGAGATGATGAAGGCAACTATTTATCCGTCACCTCTAAAAAGGGCAATAGAGAAAGAATTGAGCAATTAAGAAAAGCCGTTGCTCATTATGGTATTAATAGAGGCGAACCAAAGTTTTTAGCAGGACGTAGAAAAATTGATGACGAGGAATATCAGTATCAGCAACAAAGATTAAAGTGGGGTTTAACACCAGATCCTCTGGATATAGGTGAATACAAAGATCAAATGAGAGCAGCAAAAGGGGCTAAGTAAATGGAATTCATTGAAGACAACGAAGAAGTATCCAATCAAATAAATATTTCAGATCAATCTGATTGGATTAAATTTAACAATAAGCCAGTCGTTGTAACTGACCCATTTAAAATTGAAGGCGAAGAATTAAAAAAGGTTAATGGATTAAGTCCATCATTTCGTCGTAAAGTGTCAAGAGATTTACAAAAACGATTTGTAGGTCAAGAAGGAACCGCTACTCAACAAAATTTAATGGCACAAGCCGTAACTGGCTATGCAATGTTCGATCTTATCGAGCCACCATATAATCTAGAATACCTTTCACGTATTTATGAATTTTCACCATACAACTATGCAGCAATTAATGCCAAGGTAGCAAATATCGTTGGCCTAGGATTTTCTTTTGTTGAAACACGTAAAGCAAATGAAGCACTAGATAATATTACAGATGAAAGACAATTAGAAAGAGCTCGTCGTAAACTAAATAAACTTCGTCAGGATCTTGAATCTTGGCTAGAAGAAACAAATGAGGAAGAAACATTTACAGAAACTTTAATTAAAGCATACGTAGACCTTGAAGCAACAGGTAATGGTTATATTGAAATTGGAAGAACAACAGCAGGTAATATAGGATATATCGGACATATCCCTTCAAAGACAATGCGTGTTCGTCGTTTACGTGATGGATTTATTCAATTGCTTTATGGTAAGGCAGTATTCTTCCGCAATTTTGGAGATCAAGAAACACCTAATCCAATTTCAGACGGATCAGATAGACCAAATGAGATTATTCATCTAAAGAAATATACACCAATGAATAACTACTACGGTATTGCAGACATTGTAGCGGCTCAAAATGCTATGGCTGGAAATGAGTTTGCTGGTAAATACAACCTTGATTACTTTGAGAACAAGGCGGTCCCAAGATATATTATTACAGTAAAAGGTGCAAAACTTTCTCCTGAGTCTGAGCGTAAATTATTAGAATTTTTCCAGGTGGGACTAAGAGGAAAAAATCATAGATCATTATATGTTCCCCTGCCAGCAGATAGTCCTGATTCAAAAGTAGAATTTAAGATGGAGCCAATAGAGGCAAACGCCCAAGAGTCTTCATTTAACGTATATCGTAAATCCAATAGAGATGAAATTCTTTTGGCACACAGAGTACCTATTAGCAAAATTGGTTTACCTGAAGGAGTTAATTTAGCTTCAGCCAGAGATTCAGATAAAATGTTTAAAGAGCAGGTATGTCGTCCAGCCCAAGATATTTTAGAAAAGAAATTAAATAAAATTATTGAGGAAAAGACAGATGTTCTATTAATTAAATTTAATGAGTTAACTTTGACCGATGAGGATACTCAGTCTAAGATAGATGAGAGATATTTAAGGATGCAGGTAATTACTCCTAATGAGGTAAGAATTAGAAAAGGCATGGTTCCAATTGATGGTGGAGATTCAATAGTTCAATTAAAGCCACAACAGGCTGCCGAGCAAACCGCACAAGCTATGAACTCTCGTCAAAGAACTCAGGAACGGGATGCTAATTCTCCAGATATTTCTGGGGAGGCTAGAAATCCAAAAGGCGAAGGTAGAGTAACCGCTTAATTATTAGGCAACCAGTTATTTGCCTTTTGATGTATACAAAGATAAAATTAAGCATATGAATATTGAAAAATCCAATTGGTCGTCTAATGGCGATAACATTGTTTTATCTGTTCCATTCACAAAAGTTAATCGTGAAAAGAGAACGGTATCTGGATTTGCAACACTAGATAATCTAGATCAAACTGGCGATGTAGTAACAGCAGAAGCAAGCCTAAAAGCATTTGAAAGCTTTAGAGGTAATCTTCGTGAGATGCATCAACCAATGGCGGTTGGTAAAGTTGTTTCATTTAAACCAGAAACATACTATGATCCAAAATCAAAAGAATTTTTTAACGGAGTATATGTAGATGCATATATCTCAAAGGGTGCCCAGGATACTTGGGAAAAAGTTCTAGACGGAACTTTAGCAGGATTTTCAATTGGCGGAAAAATCAAAGAGTCTGATAATGAAGTAAATAAAGCAACAGGACAGACCGTTAGATTTATTAAAGATTATGATCTTATGGAGTTATCAATTGTAGATTCTCCAGCGAATGAATTATGTAACATTCTTTCTATTCAGAAAGTAAATGGACAATTAGTATTTAAAGGTATGGCCGCAGAGGTCGTAACCGAAAACATTTTTTATTGTGAAGAGAGTGATTCTGTATTTATCTCAACAGATAAAACATATGAATCACCAGTGTCTGGTAAGCCAGCAGAGTTAATTGGTTGGGTTGAAAGCTCAGACGTTAACAAATCAAAAGAGATCGATAGAATTCTTGCTTCATTTAAGAAGACAAGATTACCGTTGCCTGCAATACAAACAATTGCAAAACAGGCAAACGCAGAAGGAGGTAATGAAGTGTCAGAAAACACAGAAAACGTAGTTGTGGAAGATGCAGTTGCAGAAGCAGCAGCACCAGAAGCAGCCGTAGAAACTCCAGCAGTTGCAGAAGATGCAGCAGTTGAGAACGCACCTGTAGAGAATACAGATGCAGACGCTTCTGCCGAGACTCTGGAAAAGGCAGCCGACGTATCAGAAGTTGAGGTTGATGAACCTGATTTTGCAAAGATGCTAGGTGACCTAAAAGGCTTTTTCTCAGAAACTTTAAATAAAGCTTCAGAGATTAACGCAGCTCAGGTTTCAACAATTAAAGAAACAGTAGAAACATTCAGCAAGAGCGTTGACAGCCGAATTTCAGAATTGGCAGAACAACACACGGCATTAAGCAATGCTGTAACAGAAATACGCAACACCATTAATGGTGTAGAAAAGCGTGTTGATGCAGTAGAAAATGAGACTGCAATTAAGAAGTCCTCAGACCTTGGCGGGTCTCAGGAAGTAACAATTAAAAAATCTAAATGGAACGGTTCTTTCCTCGGTTCCGTACAGGAAATTTTCAATTAAAAAAAAGGTAGGTAAAATAATGAGTAATGAAACATTAGAAAAGTCAGTAGCCGCTAATACTCACGTAACCGCTAATATGACTGGGTCTGCAGTAGCAAACACAGGCGTACACATCGGTTCCGAGGGTGAGGGTGGATTACTTAACCCAGAACAATCAGCTCGTTTTCTAGACTACATGTTCGATGCAACCGTAATTGGTAAAGTCGCACGTACAGTTAGAATGAAGTCTGATACAACTGAAATTGATCGTATGTCCGTAGGCGAGAAGCTTATGAAACTTGCGACAGAAGCAGATGACACTTCAGCAAACGCTGCAGTATCATTCTCAAAGATTTCTTTGACAACAAAGAAATTACGCCTAGATTGGGAACTATCAACAGAGTCTCTAGAAGACAACATTGAGGGTCCAGATCTAGAAGACCATATTGCACGTATGATGGCAACACAAGCAGGAAATGATATTGAAGATGTAGTTCTTAACGGAAATACAGCTCTAACATCAGATGCTTTGTATAAGTCATTTGACGGTGTAGTAAAGAAAGCAAAGGCAAACGGACGTGTTGTAGATGCTGGTGGAGCTGGAGTAAGCCGTGCTGTATTTAACAGCGCCCTTAAAGCACTTCCACGTAAGTACAAGCAACGTCGTTCAGACCTTCGCTTCTTGGCAGGTTCAAACCTAATCCAAGACTTCCTATATGCTAATAGCATCGGAACAAACCAAACAATTCCACAAGATATTGCTTCAAGCATTATCCGTGGACAAGAGGTACAACCTCTAGGTGGTCCAGCAGGATATGTTGCACCATTTGCATTTGGTATTCCAATCGTTGAAGTTCCACTTCTTCCAGAAGCACAGAATGGCGATTACTCAGGACAGACAGGAAACCACGGAGACATCCACTTGACATTCCCAAATAACGTAGTTATTGGAATCAAGCGTGATGTAACTGTTTACCGTTTCTTCTGGCCACGTAAGGACTCTATTGAGTACACAATGTATACTCGTGTTGGTGTTCAAATCGAGCAGGCAGATGCCTGGGTCGTAGTCAAGAATGTAAAAGTGGCCAGCTAATACATAGCAATCCGCTTTATGATATAATGGGTCTAGGAAACTAGGCCCATTAATCATTTAGGAGTAAACTTGGAAAAGTATAAATTAAGATCACGTTGGGTAAAAATGTTGTCACGTTGTGAAGATCCAGATTATCCACAATATAAAGATTATGGCGGTAGAGGAATTAAAGTATGTAAAGATTGGCATGACTTTAATAAATTTTATATGTGGTGTATAAAAAATGGAGTTAAACCAGATTTATTTATTGACAGAATAAATAACGATGGAGACTATAGTCCATCTAATTGTAGATTTGTTACTAGAAAAGAAAATAATAATAATAAATCAAATAATACATGGGTATTTGCATTTAATGAAAATAAAACTTTAAGTCAATGGATAGATGATAAAAGATGTTATGTTAAAAAAGGAACCCTTCAAAGAAGGCTCCGTCTTGGCTGGGACCCAGAAGAAGCAATATCAGCCAAGCCTCTTTCTAAACGCCATTATAAGCCTAAAAAAGGAATAAAAAAATACAAGGCATTTGGTGAAAGCAAAACCTTATTTCAATGGGCTCAGGATGAAAGATGTAAGCCTTCATATAAGATGTTATGGCAAAGAGTAGAGATCCATGGGTGGGATATAAAAAAAGCTATTATTAAGGCCCCGAAAGAGCTTTCCAAATAATAGTCTTAATGCTATAATTAAATAACTTAGACTAAGGAGAATGTATGTCATTTGACACATTAAAGATATCAGAGTTAAAGAAGATCGCTGAAGATTTCGGCGTAAGCACAGATCAATTAAAAAATAAGAATGATGTAATTGCCGCTCTAACAGAAGAAGGCGTGACATGGGCAGTATATCAAAAGACAGTTAAAGATATTGAAGATAATTTAGAAGAGGCCCCAGAGCCACAAGCTAAGTTTGATCCAAAGAAAGAAATTTCAGAGGATAGTGTTTTGGTAAGAATGACCAGAGCAAATTTCAGATACGATATTTTAGGTTTTACTTTTACAAAAGAGCACCCATTTGTCGCAATGAAAAAAGATCAAGCGCAAGCAATTTTTGACAAGGAGGAAGGTTTTAGATTAGCTAACCCAAAGGAAGTACAAGAGTTTTATAGCTAATTAAAATCTCATAATGGCAGAGATTTATGTAAATAGTAATTCCCCAATTAAAACAAAGATTTATTGGGCTGGAGAGTTAACAGTACCAGACGGCAATGTAACAGCAACACTATATGATGTTACAGAAGACCCAGCTATTGATCCAGCCATAAATCCAGCAACACCTATAACAACACTTACAGCAAGTGCAGTTGAAACAGATATAGGAACTTATCAAATAGTCCTTCCATTTTCTTATTCAGTAAGAAATAGAAAATTTAAAATAGTTTGGTCTTATGTTGTTAGTGGATCTAATGGTACACACACCACTTATACAGAAGTAGTAACTCCTTATGCCAATATAATTGAGGCTATAGAAGATTTACAACTAGGCTCAGATCCAAGTGATCCTAATTATAAAACATATCATGAGTTACAAATGGCAGAAAAATATGCCAGAAAGATAATTGAAAATTATTGTAATCAATCATTTTATTTATATAATGATGTACAAATAGCCTACGGCTCTGGATCAGATATACTTCCATTACCATTTAAGCTAAATACATTACATGAGTTATATGGAAATGATATATTATTAGTAGATAATATTAATGAAGTAAATAACTGGATGTTTGAGCCATTGATTTCAGAAACTGGATTCGGTTTAAGAGTAGACAGAACATCTTCAATAGATAATACAGTTTATGTGGCTAACGGAATAATTCCTCCAACTATTAATGATACAGGTGGATTCGGAGCTTTTGGAAAAGATGTTAGATATAGAGTACAAGGCGTATTTGGCTGGGACACAGTGCCAGATAATGTTGAGCAAGCATGTATTCAGCTAATGGGAGACTACTTTGCTAAAGATAAGGTTTGGTCAAATAAGTATGTAAAGAATATTCAAACATTTGACTGGCAATTTGAGTATAGCTCAGACGCTTATCGTGGTACTGGTAATGCCTATGCGGATCAATTATTAAATGCATATGTCGTGAACGGAATGGTTGTTATTTAATGCTAGATCTAGTTCAGTCTGTCTTGTTGATGAAACTAGATGTTTACAAGCAAATAGATACACAGAATCCAGACACAGGGGCCATAATTAAAGAATGGCAATTCTATAAAACTTTAGATTGCCACGCAAAAGGCGTCATAAGTAATTCTGCCACAACAAGAAGTAGCGATAAACAAATATTTAATAATAAATATATTAATGATCAAATCATTCAAGTTAGAACTGAAGACAGACTAACAAGCAGAGAAAAAGTAACTAATATTAGAGATATGCAAGGAAACTATATTTGGGTTGAATTAGATTTTCCAACCGATACCCCAACCGTATTTGAGGTTATGGGTACTACCCCAATAACAGATCCTTTTGGCAGGGTCATAGGATATAACTCTTCAATGAAGAGATCGGAGAATCAACAAATTGGATTCTAGCGCTATGTTAATTACCACAGCCTCTGGCCTAGAAAGATTAATGGTCGGTGGACCTAAAGATGCTATTTTAAGAGATAGCAATGTAGCACAAATATCTGCTGCCTTATACTACCAATCTAATGTTGTAGCTAAATTAACTACAAGTACAGCATTTAAAAATAAATTTAAGAAGACACTGTATACTCAGATAAATAAAGACTTTGGAGAGTATATGGATGCTCAAGCTAGAATAAAACCAAGATCCTTGCACCATGTGTATGAGTGGAAAAAGGCTGGTAACGCCCAGTCTAGATTATTTAAATTAAATATGATTGATACTCCTGGAATTTCATTTAAGGTAGATTTTGAATTTAAGCCTTCTAAAAGTCCCGTTCCAGCTAAAAAAAGTAGACGTAGACATGTATTTATAAATAAAGCGTCTGTGATGGAGGCTGGAATGCCTCTAATAATTGCTCCAAGGGCCGCAGAGCGTCTAGTATTCGAAACTGATACTGGAACAGTCTTTATGCCAAAAGGGGCCTCAGTGACCGTTAAAAGGCCTGGAGGAAGCGGAGTTAAAAATCAATTTACATTATATTATAGTCGATGGTTTAGCGGAGACCTAGTAAATCAATCAATTAAGAGATCTGGATTTCAACAGATATTTAATCTAGCAATGTCTAAGTCCCTTAAATTGCCTTCAGTTATTAAAAGGGTACAATATTCTTTCTCGCCAAATTCAATTAAACAGATGGCTGATTCTTCCGTAGAAGCAGCATTTGGAGGGTCAATGATATGACAGCTAATTATAAATTAGACGCAATGCTAGAACTAAGAAAATTCCTATGGAATAAATTAGTAGCAGCAAGCATATTTGATGATACTGAATACTATAGTGATAATCTAGGAGAGTCTTTAGTTCCTATTATTCCAGTCCAGCAATCAGCAGAGATGAATCAATTTTTGAGCGGGAAGAAACATATAGTCTACGATAAGATAGGTTTATCCTATGAAGACAATTGGCTTATATGCTGTGAGCAAATCCTATTTACCATATATTCAACAGACGTCTCTGAGATTAATGAGATCAGAAACTTTATGACAGATGAGTTTAGACGCATGGACGACTCTGCCAAGGATGTAAATAAATTCCCTACCTTATCAAACAAATTTAAATTTCATAGCATATTTGTAGCGGATATATCCCCAACAGCTCCATCAGAGGAATTACAGGGTTTTCTATCGGCAGACGTAATACTTGAGATCAAATATTCTAGAATAACAGACCTAGTAGGCCGCTTCTCATAATTTGCCTTATGGCTTAAAATGGCCTAAAATTGGTCTTGAGGAAAGAAAAGCCTAGCCAGCTTAGATTTTTTAAATATATATATATATTTAACACAGGAGGAAAATAAACTATGGCACAATCCGTAGGTAATGCTAAAAACATTCTCGTTGGTGCATCTCCATTGTTTTTGTCAACTATTGACGTAAACGATGCAGATTACATCGCTAACGCAGAACCAGGTGTAGCAATTGCTGCAGGTTCAGGTACAGTTGGAGTTCCAGCTTTCGTATCACAAGAATCATACACAACTACACTTAATGGTGTAAACCAAACATCAGGATTATTTGGATATCGTAACGTTGGTTTTACTAACAATTGTCTTCAAATTACATACAAACCAACATATGATTCAGTAACAGTCGATCAGTTGCTTGATACAGCTAAGCTGTTTAAGTCTGCGATGGAGGTTATGATTGCAACAGAAATGTCAGAAGGTACTCTCGAGAATAGCGTAGCAGTATTCGGACAAAATGCATCATCTCTATCAACCACAGGAACTGGACTAACTAAGAAAGACACTCTAGGTCTTGAGGCAGGTTCCCTAGGAGCCGCTCCAACAGAGCGTCAATTGATTGCAGTTGGACACGCTCCAACATCAGCAAACACAGCAACTGAGCGTGTATACTATGCACGTCGAGTATTGTCTGTACAACAGTCACAATTCTCACTTGCTCGTACTACTCCAACCACATTCCCAGTAACCTTCCGTCTTCTACCAGATGCTAACTATTCTGGCTCAGAATACGGCAAGATTATTGACCGTGTACTAGTAGCATAATAAATTTAATTTATTAATAGATACCCCCAAGAAATTGGGGGTTTTCTATTTGTGTTAGTAATATCAATTTGTTATAATAATTAAGACTATCCAAGGAGGATATAAATTGGCTACAACCATATACAATGTAGAAGAGATCGAGCTCCAAAATGGGGCTAAGGTTAAACTAAAACCATTAACAATCAAAGAGCTAAGAAAGTTTATGGAGGCTATCCAAAAAACTTCTGAGTCTAAAACAGAGAATGAAACATTAACTATATTAATTGATGCCTGTGCAGTGGCATTAGAAAAACAATTACCAGATTTGGTAAAAGATCGAGATGCATTAGAAGATGCGTTGGACGTTCCCACAATCAATCGTATACTTGAAGTATGCGGTGGGATTAAGATGGACGACCCAAACCTTCTAGCGGCAGCGGTTCTGGCTGGTCAGAACTAGATTTAGCCGCTTTGCTAGGAGAGGTTTTTCTTTTAGGTAATTGGAAAAATTACGAAGAACTAGAAGATAGCCTTTCAATGCCAGAGTTAATACAAACTTTTAAGTCGATGCAGAAAACTGAAGAAGAGAAAAGAAAATTCTTAGCTATGCTTCAGGGCGTTAACTTAGATGAAGAAAAAACAGAAGGTCCAACCTTCGAAGATATCAGAAGAAAGGCTTTAGGTATAAATGCTAGTGGAGACGACGTACTTTCCCTACAAGGACCATTTGCCGCAGAGTCTGGATTTGGAATCAACGCAGGTTTAGGATACTCTAAGGAGTAATATAAATATAAATGGCTGATGAAAATATAGTCACCAATATAGTCGCTAAATCCGACTTTTCAAATCTTATTTCTGATTTAAATAAGGTCTCTTTTTCATTAACCAAATTACAAGATCAATTAGTAGCAACCAACAAAACATTAGCTGCCCAGGTTTCAGTAATGAACCGTTCATTTGCGGATACATTAAGAAGCACTGGGCAGTATTCAACACACTTTGTTAGCCTTACGTCAGACGTAGATAAATTTGGATCTCAACTAGATAAAGGCCAGTTAAAATTAAGTAAATTTTTTCAGGTCTATTCACAACATGCTAAAACAAGTGGCGGAATAATAAGAGATTTAGCAAGACAACAAGTACAGCTTCAACAAGCAATCCTTCAACCACTAGGCAAAAATGCTGAAGGATTAATGCAATATAATGTTCATATTCCAAGAGGTTTAGATTTAGTTAAACATAAAACAGCTATAGCAAAACAAGAATTAATGATTATGAACAAAGTTGTTCAAGAAGGCGCTAATCAATTAATTAACTGGGGTAAAAATACTCAATGGGCAGGACGTCAATTAACAGTAGGATTAACTGTACCCCTTGCAGCATTTGGAAAAGCATCGGCAGATGCATTTAGACAAGCTGATGAACAACTTGTTCGTTTAACCAAAGTTTATGGTGGAGTAGCACAAACAAGTGCTAAAGAATTAGGAAAAGTTAGAGAAGATGTTTCTAAAACTGCAGCAGATCTAGCTAAGTCATATGGATCTGCATTTAAAGATACTTTAGCGCTAGCCGCCGATATTGCCGCAACTGGAAAACAAGGAAACGATTTACTAGGAGCAATTAAAGAAACTACAAGATTATCAGTGCTTGGTGAAGTAGACAGACAAGATGCTATGAAAGCCACCCTGGCAATTCAAACTGCATTTAAACAAAATACAGAAGAACTATCAGATTCTATTAACTTTTTAAACGCAGTTGAAAACCAAACATCAACAACTCTTAATGATTTAGTAGAAGCAATTCCAAAAGCAGGACCTATTATTAAAGGTCTTGGCGGAAGCGTACAAGATTTAGCATTATATTTAACTGCAATGAGAGAAGGTGGAATTAATGCTACAGAGGGAGCAAACGCTTTAAAGTCAGCCCTTGCTTCTTTAATTAATCCAACAAATGTTGCAGTAGCTAAATTTCAAACATTTGGAATAGACCTTCTTGGAATAGTTAATAGTAATGCAGGAAATGTAACTGGAACATTATTAGAATTACAGTCAGCTTTAGACAAGCTAGATCCACTTCAAAAACAACAGGCTATTGAACAATTATTTGGTAAATTTCAATTTTCTAGATTAAATGCTTTATTTGAGAATTTAGGTAGACAAGGCAGCCAAACATTACAAGTTTTAGATTTAATGAAAACAAGCTCAAAAGATTTAGGGGCATTGGCAGATCGAGAATTAGCACAAGTAACAGAGTCAGCTTCTGGTAAATATCGTAGAGCCGTAGAAGGATTAAAAGCAGATTTGGCTGGCATAGGAGATCAATTCTTAAGAATTAATACTAGTTTAATTAACTTTGTTGACGGAATAATTAAGTTTGTTCAAAAGCTTCCTGATCCTATTAAACAGGCATTAGGCTTTATGGGAATGTTAACAGCAGCAGCTGGTCCATTGATTATGTTAACTGGTGTACTTGGTAACTTCTTTGGATATATTATTAAAGGCGCATATCATTTTAAATCATTATTTAAAGGTGGAGAAGGCTGGAAGTTATTAACACCAGAAATTCTTGCAGCACAAAAAGCTGGTAATTTAGTAGAACAAACATTTTATAGTGATGCTAAAGCTGCAGCAGTACTAAAACAAGCAATTGCTGGATTAACAGCAGAATTTACTTTATTACAACAAAGAGCAGCATCGGCTGCAATGACAGTAAATCCTGGAATATCTACGGTTGCAGGATCAAATATTCTTGCAGGAAGAGTTGTAAATCCTATGAGTCCATATGTAGGAAAAGAAGGAACAAGAGCAGCTGGACATCATATTCCAAGATCTACAATGACTGAACAACAAAGACTTGCACAAACAATTCATTCATTTACACCAGTACCAATTCCATTAAATCAAAAAATAGGAGTTGCTCCACAAATATTTACTGAAGGTGATCTTCCAAGAATTCCTGGGTTAACAACTTCAGGCGGAGTATCGACTGGTATTGTTGCTGGAGAGGCAGCAAAATGGCATTCTCTCATGGGTACATTATCAATGATGACAAAACGAGAAATTTCAGATTTAAAGAAAGAAATTGCTAGAACTGGAACATTTAGTACAGAAATAAATAGTACGTTTGGACAACTGCTTCCAGCAATGACAAAGTTAACAAGTAATGCAGCTGCAGAATCGGCATTAATTGTTCAACAATTGCAAGCAGGAAAAATTACTGTAGAATCTGCTCGTGCAAAAATTATTGCAATAAATGCACAACTAGAAGCTATGATGGCTCAAACTACTACACAAGTGGCTACTAGTTTAGGTAGAACTGCAGACTTAACACAGGTACCTCTAATTAGCCAGCCAATTGTTAGCCCAACTGGTAAAGCAAATATTAAAGAAATTTTTAGGCCTAATAGACCATCTGCAAAAATTATTGATAAGATTGCAAGAGCATTAGGAGTTAGAACTTGGGGTGGAGGATATTCTACAGAAACCACTATGCCAAAAAGATTCGCTTCAGGAGGAAGAGTATTTGGTGGTCCTAGATCAGATACAACAGACACACAATTTCAATATTTACCAGAAGGCGCATTTGTATTAAATAGAAAAGCTTCAGATGCTTTACTAGGATTTAATCGTGGCGGAATGGTTCCAGCAATGGTAACCCCTGGAGAAATTTTAATTGAAAATCCTACTCAACAAGAAACTGCAATGCTCGAAGCGTATAATAATCAATTTGCTGTAGGCGGAAAGGTTGTTGGATCAAAGAATAACTATGGAGTAGTAAATTTAGCACAACTTCAAAGAATGCTTCCTAGTTTTAGAGGAGCTCTGCCTTCCTATAAAATAAAGCCAACATCTGGAGTTTATATTGGAGATGTTGTGGATCCAAATATTGTTAATAAATATGGAAATAAAAAACAAATAGAGCAAGGAAAAATAAGTAGAGTTAGTATTAATAATTCAATGATACA